GGCTCCCAGCGAAGCCAGTGCCAGCAGTGAAATTATCAGTTTCTTTTTCATGGTAGTGTAATGTTTCATTTTGCGGGATTTTCTCTACCTGCATATCCGTAAATAATGCTATCGTCATAATCACCTATAACTTTCAAGATTTCCTTGCAGGCACCGTATCGGATTTTTCCGTCGCAGTCCGATTGATAAAGGAAATTTGCAATTTTAATCGGAAGCATTTTGCTTTCAATCAATCGTTCCGTTTCGTCATTGTAAGATTCAAGAGCGTGTTCTTTTTTGGGAGATGGCATATCGAAAATGACATCAAGTTTTTTATAGTGTTCTCCGACTTCCGAATCAACAAGTTCTGCAACTTTCGCTCTCAACTTGAAAAAGCCGAAATAGCCCACATCCATTTCACGCCCAGTCTTTTTGCATTCGATGGTTACGCCCATATAATTCCTCCTTTATCTCCGATTTTCTGCATGGTTCTTTTGAGATTTGGCACATCTTCTTCCGGCATTTTACGTTTTATACCAATAATCGCTTGCGTGATTCCAGCTTTGTTTAACTGGTTTACAGACTTACGGAATACAAAATCAATGTTCATGTTCGCCTTAATTGTCCCGTCATCTTCAAGATAACAATTCGGAATCCATACATTCTGATTGCTATTATTGATTTTGAAACGTTTTGCTTTGTAGCAACCGTAGTCCTCTCTTACAATCAGCTCAACAGGAATACCCTTGTAATACTGCGTGTCAGTATTGTACTTTTCAGCCAGTTTTGCTTTACGTTTTGCTACCTCTTCGTTTATTTTGGCTTGCTCCTCTTTGCTCCTGTGCTTGCGTGGCTTATATGTGCGCATTTTTCTCCCCTCGCATAAATTATTTTTCTTTGGTATAGTACAATTCCATATCTGCCTTGTACATATCAAGTTGTCTTTTGCTATCCACAAGCGTGTTAAAACTAAATCCCGCTGCAAAAGATACGGCGATGGACAAAATCAAGTGCGCCGCAACCCATTTACCAGCAAAGATAAAAGGAATCTGAATTGCTACGGCAAAGACATCGAACAAAAGAACGTAAACTCCATGTTTGACCATTTTCTGTAAACGGCTAATGCTTCCTTCGTAAAATTCCTTCGACCTCATCATACGTCAATCCTCCAAAAAATCCTCCAACTCAATCTTTCCGTCTGCCGCAGCAGCAGCCAGAGCGTACACATACTGCCCGATGGTCATTCCGTGCCGTCTTGCTTCGCGGTTGATATACTTGCGCTCTTCCTCGCTCATAAGGATGGTAATGCGTTTAGAGCGCTTGCCGTCACCGCTTGCAACGCCCTGATGCGATTCCGGCATCGGGATTTTTTTCTTTGTCAAGCCAGCTTCAGCCAGTGCGCCGGGAATATTGCCTTGTTCAATCAAACGCTGCACTTCTTTTGCCTGTTTCAACTTCTTCGGCTTACCTTCGCCTAACACGGCATCACTCGGCTGTCTTTCGCTGTCTTTGGCTTGCTTCGGCTTAATACTGCTTAATTCCGCTTCATTCGGCTGTGTATGACTGTCCGTGGCATCACTGGGCTTAATCGGTGCTTGTTCGGCATTATTCGGCTTTGTTTGGCTTACTTCTTCTTCCTTTGGCTCACTTCGGCTTAATGTCTGCTCCGAAAAAACAGGATGGAAATCAAACCCGCCTAACAAGCCGGATGTTTTTTTGCTGGACTTTTTCACTCTTCATCCCCCTCATTATATATTAAATCGTAAAATCCTCCATCCTCTCCAATATAAAAAGAGCCATCTTCCCAATATGCTCCACATTGATTGGCGCAGGCGGCGGTCATCGGGTCTCCGTCACCTGCTCCTTTTATTGTCGTGTATCGTTTTGACAACTTTCCACTTTTGGTCACTTTATATTCACGAGATGTTTGTATGAATTCAGAAACGATAATCTCTCCACCGCACAATGGGCAGCAAGCACAAAGCTTTCCTTTCATTCTGCGTCCCCCTCAACAATCATCTTCGCCAACGACTTGAAATCCTCTGCGCTGGTACTCTTTGCCGTGTCACCCTTCTGGTTGGCGACAGCTATGATTTTTGCCATTTTATCATCCTTTCTTTATTCTTTCGGTGGTTCTGGTAAAGGCATCCAATGTGTCACGTTGCAAGGAAGTTCACTCCCCGTTTCCAACCAATACCCATCGGATGACATGAATCCAAACATCATATCTGACGCATCGTCAAAAACAAGAACAGGCTCGCCAATAGATGGAAGCTCGTCTTTCACACTTATCCACGCCGGATATGTGTCAAGCGCTTCAAAGCTATCTGCGTCAATAGAATCAAGACAAGTCCCAATTCCACAAAGATACTCGCTGTCATTCGGGCGGTGGAGCGCTTCAACTTCGTTGTAGTGCTTTTGCAAATAATCCATTAGCTTGTCTGCGTCAATCAATCGCATTGTCATCCCCCTCTACAATTTTATGCGCCAACGCCTTGAAATCCTCTGCGCTGGTACTCTTTGCCGTGTCACCGCTAAACAAGCTGTGCCGCTCTGCTTGCGCCTTACGAACACCCATAGACGACCTAATCTTCACGTCAAGCAGCTTTGTTCCCATGCTTTGTGCAATCACAGGAAGCTGCTCTACAACCTCTTTGGACAGGTTCTCACGGCTCTTGTACTGGTTCAAAAGCAGACCTTCAATCTTCAAGGTTGGGTTGAAGTATCTGCGAACGTCACCAATGGTCTGCGAAAGCTGGCTCAATCCGGCAAGCGCATAGCGGTCTGCTGTAATAGGCACGATAATGCTATTGGCGGCGATCAGAGCGTTTACAAGTGCAAGGCCGAGCTGCGGGGGAGTGTCCAAAACAATGTAATCGTACCGTTCTGACACGGATTCCAGTGCTTCACGCAGCCGGAAGTTCTTGCCCATGTCCCGGACAAGCTGCTCGTCAATGTCTTTCAATGCGTTGTCTGAAGGCAGAATGTCACCGGCTTCGCAGTGCTGGATTCCTTCCTCTACCGTACCTTGCCGGGTCATTACATCGAACAGAGTACACACGTCCTCTGTCTGTGCGCCGTAGGTGTCCGTTGCGTTGCACTGGGCATCGCAGTCCACCAGCAGGGCTTTCTTGCCAAGCAACTGCAACGCGCCAGCCAGACAAATGCTTGTTGTGGTCTTTCCCGTGCCACCCTTCTGGTTGGCGACAGCTATGATTTTTGCCATTTTATCATCCTTTCTTTATTCGTATTTCGGCATTTCTGCCCACGCTTCCACTCTTGCAATAAAGCAAGCGCCCCAAGAAGTGTTCAATTTCTGAAACGATGTGTTTACAAACTCGCCTTTTTCAATAAACGCTGGGATTGTGTTTGTTGCCGTTATAGATTCATCTTTCAAATAGGTCGTTTTTACCGAACACAAAAACAGACCTTTCGTTCTTTCAATGATTTCTGGTGTTGGCATCCCATCATCTTTAACGGAATACCACACAATTTCCTGCTTCTTCATACAGTTCCTTTCTGCTTAATGTGCTGCATCTTACTGCTCTTGTAACGCTTCAATGGAATAGAACGCAGGCATATACTTGTCTACGACACCTGCCTTGTCTACGCTTCTAATCAGATAGCCAACAGGTCTGTCTGGAAACGGAGTTCTGCTTAAGGATAAGATGTCCTTATATGCTGCTTTTACCGTCTCGTAAACCGCTTCTCTGCGTCTCGGCAACTTGATTTCAGGATGCTCTTTCTTCATCCACTTCTCAACCACTTTTGCCACGTCAACGCAGTCCTGCTCTTCCAGTTCGTCACACACAGACCAGTCAAAGTCCTCGTATCCGCTTCTACGTGGCTTTCTGGCAGCTTTTTGAGGTTCGGTAGATACTTCGCTTGCCTGAGCTTCAATCAGCGTCTCAGACGCTTTAATTTTTGGCTTAAACTTAACTGCCACAGCCTTTCGTGCCACAAGAACCGGTTCATAGGTCACCACAATGTCAGACACAGCATTGATTTCATCTACTGCAACATCAAGCACTCGTTTGCGAAGGTTCTTGTAAACATCGTAGCTTGCTTCCATCGCACCGAGCTGTTCTCTCAGTTTTTTCAGACTGATTTCATGCGGCTTGCTGTCCATGTTCATCCAGTCCCGAAGAATCGAATAAAGCAGGATGCTGTACTGTGATTTCATCCGTGATGTGTAGCGTAGACGATACCGAACGTACCCGCTTTCGGCAATATCAAAAAAGATAGGGCGAAGGTCAGGGTTGCAAGTGATTGCCACAACGTAAGACCTTGTTTCCGGCACATAGTCCAGTTTTGCCCTTGTGAAAAGGACAAAGCTCTCAAATGTCCCCTTCTCTTTGTCAATGGGAATCGACACCGTATTGCCTAAGAAGTGCTTAATCTGCGGCTCAATCCTTCGTGCATCAAGGCTTTTCAGTCCGAGCAAGTCTCTGTACTCTGCCAACGAGAACTCCACACGGCTGCTGTTTGGGTCTCTCGGATTTATTCTTGACAAGTAAACCTCTAGCAACCGAAGTTCGCCTGCCGTGTAGTCCCTAAACTTTGCCCACACAAGAGATTTGCTTTTTTCGACAAGGTTGTTGTCGGATATTTTTTGCATCTGTTCGCCTCCTTTTCTAGCCTAAAAGCAGTATATCACAGATTGGGGGACAAGTCAATACATTCTGTCCCCCGTGACTTGTCTTTTTGTCCCCCATAGGGTCGTCAAAACGTCCCCCGTGACTTGTCAAAACGTCCCCCATGCTTTGTCATTTCGTCCCCCATCTACCTATTATATATTAAACAAGAAATAAACAAGAGGTTAAATATCATCGTTAAATAGGCGATGACGATAATTTTCAACAATTTCTTTGTTTTTCCATTCCAGCTTGTGGATGACTCAACCTTCCATTTGCTGAATAAAGTCTTTCCGGCAATGATTAGTCTTATCTAACGTGTACAAAATGTGGATGAAAAACTTTTGAGCCGGTATTATGGGGGACGGATTGACGAGCCGATTAAATGCAAGCTACATATTATCGCTACTACGTTATTTATTCCGCACAAATGTTGTCGGTTCATAGCCTATGGGGGACGGATTGACAAGGTATATTTGCCCGATAGGTGTACAAAAAGTGGATAAACGTGGACAAAATGTTCCTCAAAAACTGCGATAATTCGACAATCAACCGCTTATATTATTGGGATTAACAGTATATGAATCGTTGGACTTCATGGCTGCTTCTGTCCCGGCATCTTGCGCTTGATAAAGAATCTCCATCTTTGGGGCGGTTCCGTTCGGGTCTGGGTCTGTTCCGGTAGCTTGCGCTATCTCATAGTTGCCAGATACCATCCGGCAAACAGAGACCCTGTCCTTCAATGGCGTATGGAGGTTTGCCAGAACCTCCGTCAGCACACCGATATGGTCTGAACCGTGATCTCCGTACCGCATATACAACAAGACGTCTATCTCGTAGGAAGAACACTCCATCATGGCATCTATAAGAATTTGACGTTTTTCTATGTCGGAAAGGTCGTCCTCCAGATGCTCCAGCAATCCCGGATGAATGCAAGCGTCCATGTATCGAGCCACCGATACGCCGCAGCAGGTGAACCAGCGCATAGCCATTGGCAGGGAGATGGCTGCCAGACCTTGCTCCCAGTTGGCAATCGTGCCACGATTCACACCCATCCGTGCCGCCAATTTCTGCTGACTCAAGCCAGAACGCATCCGTGCCATCTCTAATGCTTTGGCCGTTCTTACCAAATATTCATCCATAAATTCACGCCCTTTCAACAAAATTCGGCAAAAATGCCGGATTCGACAAACCAAAAAATGGAAAAAGCTGCTATGGAGAACCAACAGCAGCCTGTGTTATAACTGTATTGTCAAAAAATTCCAAATAGAAAGGAAACACAAAATGAAAGAAACTGTAATCTGGAACCATGAACGTATGCCAATCATCGACGGAATGCCTGCCAGCGTTCCCGATGAGCAACCACACACACCTGAACCGTGGGAGGAAAGTTAATGAACCGAACCGTAGATGCTCTGATTATTCCATACGCTCGTAGACGGACGCTGGAGCTTGTCCTGAGCCTTTCTGGGTACGAAGCTGATAAAGATGCTTACCTCGAAGCAAAAGGCATCCTGGAACGTGCCGTAGCCGCCTTAGACGATGGGCGCGACCCGGCAGATAACATCGAACGCATTGACGGACAGCTTGTGGAACTGTGAAAGGAGAAGAAGATGGACTTTACGAATGGATTCTATAAAGCCGAGAACCCTGTCGTTCTTGAAGAAGTGAAAACTTTCCTCCAGTCAATGGAACGGCGCGGAGCAACCGTGAAGGACTTGGACGATGCCATTGTGCAGCTAAACAATGTTTCGCACAGCATCAGCACAAACGCTCTCGTCAAAGCAGATGTGCTGGACGATTTACCGGATAACCCTTTTCGTTCCATACTCAACGGAATGTTACAAAGCAAAGGGTAACTTAAACTTAATGTGGCTCTTAATCATTGTCATTGCAATTTTTGGCTTCCCCGATGCAAAGTAACGGATGCGCAGAAAACGTTCGATTTTTGCGAAGTTGTTTAAATCGTATTGACTACACAACTGAAAGATGTATAATCGCATCAAATGAACATTCGTATTTACTGATCGGGAGGATATGCTACAATGAGCGAACAAGAAAGAGCTAAGATTGACAGGTTTATTGCATGGCTGCTAGAACATCCTGAAAAGATTCCGGCAGCTAAAGAAATAATAGCTAACGCATGACAAAACCCCTTGCGCATAAGGCTACCGAAAGCCCGGCGCAAGGGGTTTTATTTGTACCGGGTCAATCCTTACAGACTTTCATCAGTTTTAAAAACCGGCTAGAATCAGATTTTACGGTTTCAGTTCCGCTGTGGCCATCTTCATACGTCACATAAAACGTGACGCTGGTTTTAGATTTTGCAGATGCTGCTCCGTAAACAGCACCGGGCAAACCGGCAATTGAACTGCCAATGGCAGTGCGGATGGCAGCGCTCCCTGCCTTTTTGCTAGTGTTGGAAACGATAATTTTTGCTTTTATAGGGTTATGCGCAGCCCTAATTTTTTCTCTTTCCTGCGCCGCTTCCATTTCTGCTTGAACTTTTTGTGCTTCTTTTTTGGCTCTTCTTTCTGCTTTTGTGCCAAAGCAGGCCTGCCACTTGTAACAGCAAAGAACAATTCCAGCGAGACCAACAATAGCGCTGGGTGTCCCATGCAGATTGCAAGAAAAAACAAGCAGTCCAATGCCGCCAAAGAAAACTGCCTTATCTAAGCTCGTTCTTTTCATTGGCATCCCCTTCACATCGTTTTGATAAGCTTCATCAAGGCTTCGCGCTTTTCTTTTGACATCTCCACCAACTTCTGCTCAATCCACTTAATATCCGCGTCAACTTCGCTTTGCGACTGCTGGGGCGGGTTTTCTTTTTGTTTGCCAGTGAGAAGGTAGTCTACAGTAACGCCAAAGTACTGCGCCAATTTAACTGCATTCTGATTGGTCGGCTTTGCATCGTTTCCGGAACTTGCTTCTGTTCTCCAATAACTATAAGCGGATTTGGGGACACCAGCATCGGTTAAAGCACGAGACGGCCTTACTCCCTTTTCTTCGCATAGTTTTACGAAATTGTCAAAAAACACAAAACTTACCTCCAGTGCTTGTACAAGATGACAAAGTTCTACCACTTGAACAAAAACACTTGAAAAGTTCTACTACTTGTGCTTTAATAAAGATACCGAGTTCAATCGGCAGAACAAATTAAAGGCTTTGAACAAATAGAAGAACATTCGATAATGTTTTTGCTTGACACCATAATATTATCATATTCTTTCAAAAAGTTCAAGTACTAGAACAAGAAAGGAGAAAAAATTTGCTTCCTAAGTGGACAGGCGATGTTGTGGGAACGCTTCACGTTAACAACATCGAAATTAGAGAGCTTGCTGCAAAAATGGGATGCGCACCGGAATACTTGGGGAAAATCCTGAACGGTAAGCGTGAGCCTAAAAATGCGGAAGCTAAGGTGAAAGAAGCTCTTGCTGAGCTTGTAAAGGAAAGAGAGGAAAAATGAGAGAAATCGTGCTATCCATGCAAAGCGGCGAACCAGTAGCATCCAGCCGCCAGATTGCCGAGAACTTTGAAAAGCGTCACGATCATGTGATGCGTGACATTGATGCAATCAAAAAAGATGTCCCCAATTTTGGGGAGATGTTCTTTGAAACCACCGTGCCGGACAGCTACGGCAGGGAACAGAGGGCTTACTTGATGAACCGTGACGGTTTCACCCTACTGACTATGGGCTTTACCGGCAAGGCGGCTCTTGAGTGGAAGCTCAAGTACATTGCAGCGTTCAACGAGATGGAGAAGAAGCTGACCGAACAGCCGAAGCTCACACGCTCGCAGCTCCTTGCAACTGCGCTGATCGCAGCGCACGAAGAGCTGGAAGAGAAGGACAAGCAGATTGAAACCATGAAGCCGAAAGCGCTTTTTGCTGACGCAGTTTCAGCAAGCAAAAAATCCATTCTCGTTGGTGAGATGGCAAAGCTGCTTTCGCAAAATGGAATTAACATTGGTCAGAACCGTTTGTTCGACTGGATGCGAAAGAACGGCTACCTCATTAAAGACCCGAAACGAAGCGACTACAACTTGCCTACGCAGCGTAGTATGGAGATGGGGCTGTTTGAAATCAAAGAGACAACGATTCAACACAGCGACCACATTTCCATTAACCGCACTCCTAAGATTTCCGGTCGCGGCCAAGTCTACTTCGTAAACCTCTTCTTGAAAGCAAAGAAAACCCAGAAAGCGGAGGACTGAACATGAAACAGATTATCACCTTAAAGGTAGACCTTGAGCACCCGGACGATGCAAAGTTTGCTATTGATGAAGCGGTTAAATTATACAAAGCGGACAAGCTGAAGTGGACAGAAGCGGAACTCGCCCAAGCAGAGCTTACGGCAATGCGTATTATGAACCGACTGTGTTTGGATGGGTATAGCATCGAATGGTGCGGAGTCACGGAAGCGTATGACTACAAGGCGGTTTCTGTTTGGCTTAGTAAACCGGATGATGAAAGCTTTAAGCGAAATGCAACGTGCCGCATCCCTTCTGCTTCTTTTGATACTTGGGTTGCCAAGTGCGTCTGCCTGTGTCGAACTACAGACATGGACGTGCCTGCGTTCATCATCAAAAAGGCTGGTGAGTGCTGGTGACGAATTTTCGCAGGGCACAAAGCCGCAAGCGCAGACTAAAGCTGGCAATGGCTGCTGGCGTATCACGAAACGATGCTAACAAGGTGCTGTGGATGGAGAAGTCCATCAACCAGTGCTTTGAACGCCACAATCGGGAAGCCAGACTGAAAGAGGAGACGCAGCATGGAAGAAAAGTACTGTGAGCGTTGCGGCCTGTATCTTGGCGTGGTTAGACCGACAAGACGGTATTGCAAAGAATGTGCGATATTGGTTCAAAAAGAAAAACAGACTGAACGCCGCGCTCCATATGGTGTTGTTCCGTGCGAATTGTGCAAAAGGCCAATGCGCAAATTATACAAGCATCAAAAATACCATAAGAAATGCGCAAACGCCGTAAAGCGAAAAAAGACCGCAGATTGGTGGAAGGAACATCCAGACTACATCAGAGCTTCTTCCGATGAATCTAGACAGGAAGGAAATACAACGAAAGAAAAGCCGAAGTACAGCCTTAAACAGGTAAATGACAAGGCAAAAGAACTTGGAATGAGTTATGGGCATTACAGCGACTTGCTTTCACAAGGAAAGGTAGACCCTCCAGATGAACGGTAAGTACTACGGCAAGCGAGAAATCAGATGGCACAGCCGGGAGAGAGACCGGCTGGAACACATACATAATAGAAAGGGTAAAGATGAAAGCACTTGTAGAAATCGTCCTGATCTGGGGAATCGTCTTAGCGATGGTTCTCGCAGCGTTTCTGCTGAACTTTTGGTTGATTCACCGGATTGACCTTCTGGTTGGCGTAAACGTAACGCGTGCAATTATTGGCATTGGCGTTCTGATGGCAACCATCTGGATTTTCGGGCATTCAGCGAAAAGCTAAGGAGAGAATGGATGACACTGAAAGCAGCGCTTAAAAAACGAAACATGAGCGCTCTTGAGCTTATTCACAGGAGCGGGTTGTCCGAGAAAACAGTTTACAACATCACTAGTCCGAACAAAGAACCGTACAAGACTGGCGTTAAAACTGAAACGCTTGCAAAGATAGCGCAGGTTCTGAACGCAACAATTGTGATAAGCGAAAGAAAACCGTTTATGTTTGACATCATTTTGAACTAAGGAGAACCAATGAAAACTTTGAAAGGAATGGCGCTTTCCATGCTTGGCCTGATCGCGGCTATCGCAGCGGTTGGATGCGGTGATGCGATTCAAAAATGCCAGACCACAGCACAGATGCTTGGCTGGGTGATCGTGTCCTGCGGGTTTCTCGCAACGGCTATCTTGCTGTGTGCGTTGGCAGTTAGCGAGGAGATGGACGAACGCAGCGAGAAAGAATGCCGAAAAATCAAGCGTGTTGCCCACCACACCAGCGAGTGGAGGGATGCACGATGAAATGCCCGTTATGCGGTAGTGACAACATTACAACGGTTGACAGCCGGTCTGACCACGACAGCATCGTTCGCAGAAAAAAGTGTCTTGTCTGTAATCACCGGTGGTCTACCATCGAAATCGACAAAGACCAGTGGTACAGCGCACTGCAAATCAAAGAGGAACGTAAGAAGGGGAGACCGAAAGATGATTAACCTTGACAGATTCGGTGGCGTGACAGAGCCGGAGGACGGCGTGTACTTCATGACCAAAGAGCAGATGGCGGAAGCGAAAGAAGCTGACCGACTGGCAGCGATTGAGGACTTGCAGTCTGAGATTGATGACAGGGAAGCAGAGCTGAAAGACCTCCGTGTACAGTTGGCAGACCTGATGGCTGGTTGATTTTGTACAGCCTAATTAAGCCGAAGTAAGAACAATGATGCCTAATGAAGCCGAAGAAAGGAGGACGATTCCATGACCGATAAGGAACTTGTCGAGTATCTTTGCAAATGGTTTTACGTTGATTCTGGCGGTACGTTACACAGAAAAGACAGGAAAAACAGTGCAGGAAGCTACGATAAAGACGGTTATTTGATTGTAAAAATCAAAGGAAAACAATACAAAGCACACCGCCTTGTGTACGCACTTCATTATGGGCTAATGCCTATTGGAGTAATCGATCATATCAATGGAATCAGGACAGACAACAGGATTGAGAATCTTCGCTGCGTAACCCAAGCTGATAATGTTGCAAATACTGTTCAGGCCAGAAACACTTTAACTGGCGAGTACGGGATCTACGAAGACCGTTCAACGAAAGGTTTGAAACGCAGATATTCGTTCCACTTTAGCGGCAAAACATACCGATTCAAAACCATAGAAGAAGCTAAGAAAGCAAAAGATGCTTTATGGAAGGAGAAATATGGAAACACTTGTGAAGCTTTCCAAAATTCAAGGCGAGCTGAAAGCCCCAAAAAGCCAGCGCAATTCTTTTGGTAAGTACAATTACCGCAGTTGCGAAGACATTCTGGAAGCAGTAAAACCACTCCTTGCGAAATACGGAGCCTGTCTTGTTCTTGAAGACGAGCCTGTACAGAATGGCGAGTACCACTATATCAAAGCGACTGCAACAATCTACGATTCGGAGACCGGAGACAAAATATCTAACACGGCATACGCCAGAGAGCCAAAGCAGCAATCTGGTATGTCAGATTCCCAACTTACCGGCACTGCAAGCAGCTACGCCAGAAAGTACGCCTTGAACGGTTTGTTCTGTATTGACGATACGAAGGACGCTGACACGGACGAGTACCAGAAGCAAACCACAAGCAAAGCAAACAAGCCTGCGCAGAAGCAAACGGAAGCGGAAACCATCCCCCCATGCGCTTGCTGCGGAAAGCAGTTGCAGCCTATTCAGTACAACAACCGCACCGTCACTCCGCTGGAAACTGCAAGAAGCACAAAGAAACGCTTTGGGCGTGTCCTGTGTTGGGACTGTGCTCAGAAACAGCCAAAGGAGGGCTAAACAATGCTTAACTCTATCGCAATTCAGGGGCGTCTGGTTCACACGCCTGAAGCTAAAGTCACGAAGTCTGGCAAGGATGTTTGCACGTTCAGCATTGCTTGCGACCGTCAGAGTGGTGGTCAGAAGGAAACCGACTTCTTTAACTGCACCGCATTTGGTAATACGGCACTGTTCGTTTCCAAGTGGTTCCAGAAGGGTAGCCTAATTCTGGTGACTGGCAGCATCCAGACCCGGAAGTATATCGACAAGCAGGGAAATAACCGCACCGCAACGGAAATCATGGCGAACAAGGTTGACTTCTGCGGCGGCAAGTCTGACAGCAAGTCCACCGATCGGGCGCAGAATGCACCGCAAAACTACTCTCAGGGCAACGAAGATGACTTCTCCGTGATTGACGAGGACGATGGTTCGTTGCCGTTTTGAGGTGTCAGCAAATGGGATATTCTCACGGAAAACATTGGACTCAAGAGGAAATCCTTGAATCAGTGAAAATCTGCATGGAAGATACAGGGCTTTCAAGAATGCCATCAAGAAACGAGTTAAACAGATATTTTGGCAATACCAGAATAACTAATGCTTTGCGCCGTTTTCCAGGAGGATATTACGAAATAGCAAAAATTCTTGATGTTCGAATGAAAGAAAGCGAAACTCAATTCGGAAGAAGCGGAGAAGAATTAGCGATAGACCTCCTTAAAGCGCACGGATTTGAGGTCGAGCGAATGTCTACTAGATATGCCTATGACCTCTATGTTAATGGCAGCGTTAAAGTAGATGTGAAGACAGCAAGGCTGAGTAAAACAAGCGGAATGGCTTTTTACTACTCGTTCAATCTTGAAAAGCGCTTCCCGACTTGTGACGTTTACTTTTTAATTGCAAAGAATGAAGACGGAGAAAGCATTTACATAGTTCCTGCATCTATCAATCAAACGCAAATTGGAATTGGTGAAAAGAAAACCAAATACATCAAATATCAAGATCGATACGACATTATCGCTGATATGAGCAAGGCTTTCGCTTCGGCAAAGTCCTGACCACCTACCTTATATAAGAGCTGCGCTAACTGGCTGGACGGGCGTTTGGAAAGATGATTACCTGTTGTCTCAACTGCATATCACGCTGCACAGCTTGCCACGACACTTGCGAGAAGTACAAGGTAGAGAAGAAAGACTTCGAGGAGCGCAAGTCGTTCGTGTATGATCTGAACCACAGCCAAAGCGTGTACCACCGTGATTGTGAAGACAAGCACCGGGAACGTGGCAAGAAGCGGTTTCTCGGAAGTGAATTTAGAGGTGAACGAGGATGAGCGAATGGAGAGAAACGGCAAAGAATCCTCCGACAAAGAAAGACACTGGCAAAAATGAGTTGTTTGTTCTTTCGGTGTATTTTTCCGAAAGACAGCACAAATGGCGCATATTTCAGGAATCGTGGCTGCTTGTGGCATCTCTCTCCGATGCACATCCGTTTTGGATGCCGTTACCTGATTTACCGAAAGAATTAGAGCGTGTAAACAAGGAAATTAACGCATGAACACCGGCAAGCAGTTTGAAGCAGACTTCAAAGCATCTGTTCCACCCGATGCGTGGTGCTACCGCCTGAAAGACAGTGCTGCCACCTACTACGGTGGCAACGAAAACCTATCCTTCTCCATCGACAACATCTGCGACTTCCTTGTGTACCGTTACCCGATGAACCACCTGTTTGAGCTGAAAACCATTGAAACGCCCTCTATCCCTCTGGAAAAGGTGTTCGGCAAGTACGACAAGGCAAAGTGCAAATACCGAAAGGAAAAGCACATCACAGACATGGTGGATGCAATGGGGTACAGCGGTCAGACCGCCCATGTGATAGTCAATTACCGGGCGGTCAACCGCACCTTTGCAATCCCTGCCAGCAAGGTTCTAGCGTTCCGTTACAACGAGAGCCGCAAGAGCATCCCTTGGCAGTGGGCAGAACAAGAGGGGATAGAGGTCAAAGCAAAAAGGCTGCGTGTCCATTGGCGATATGACGTGGATGCGCTGCTGGAAAGATTGGAGAAAGAAAATGCAACTGTCTGAAAAACAAGAATTGGTAAGGCTTCTGGGGCTGTACCAAAGCGAACTTCTTATGGAGAACGAAGAAAACCTTAGAAAGAAAATGAGAAGCAATGAAAGCCCGAAGAAGGTTGTCACAGATTATTCATACGGTGTAAAAGCTCAGTATGAACACGCAAGAATCATCATCAAGAAACTTTCTGTTGAAATCGGAAAAGAGCTCAAGGCTAGTTGGGAGTTGTGGTGAAAATGACAATGGTTTGCAATAGGTGTGGCGAAACGTATACGCTTGAAGAATGGAACAAATGGAACGAAATGAATGGAAAAATTGAAGTTCGGCCAATAATTGGCGGGAAAGATGGGTGGAGCATTCTTCTTTGCCCTTCTTGCATGGCAAAGCTGAACCACTGGCTGAAAGGAAAACAGGAACGACAAGCAAAATAGATTTACGACCATGAAAGCAACTCAATCGAGTGTGACAAGTGCAGAGCAGAATATAAACTCTCGCCGTATGAACGTGTATCGGATTTTGATTATTGCCCTAACTGTGGTTCAAGAATGGAGGGAATAAAAGAGTGAGTGTTGTCTTTAAGTGCGACAGGTGCGGTGAGATTTTTAATCGGAAAGTGCCTGACATAAACGATTGCTACGGTACTGCAAATTCGATTCTGTTCTTAGATTGCACGGTGGAACGCAACCGTTTTGGACTGGGCGAAGAACCGATTCAGCTTTGTCCGTCCTGCATGAAAGAACTGAATGACTGGTTAGAGCCAAACAAAGAAAAACTAGACAATGGAAACAAGAACGAATGGAACAACATGACTACTCAACCGCAAAGCGGGATAGCAGTTGAAATCAAGTTTGATAGTGGAGAGCAAGACATTGCTTATAGAAGGTACGGCGATAAACGCTGGTTCTTGTGCGACAACGATTATGTCTTGCATAACGAATCAATCGTTGCGTGGCGATACATCGACTAAAAGGAGAACAGAAGTGAGCAAAAAAGTTTCAGACATTCTGACCAAGACGGAAATCTTGGCACAGTTGGCAGAAGAAGCATCTGAGTTGGCACAGGCTGCGTTGAAGCTGCGCCGTGCGCTGGATGGTACGAACCCGACACCGAAGAGCGTTGAGGAATGCAAAAAGGCGTTTGAAGAAGAATATGCAGACGTTGTGAACTGCATTATTGCGTTGGAATTGGACGATGCAGTCTTTGATCGGATGAAGAAGATGCAGTACGAAAAGGAAGTCCGCTGGCTCTCTCGCCTTGAAGCAAAGGAGCAGTCAGATGAATAAATTCGGGAGCTGCCCTCTGTGCGGTAAACAGGTCAAGCCGACCAACCTCCGCAAAATCGCACGGCAGAACCAGTTGTACGGTTTTCGCATGGCTCTGGATGGCATTGCCGCCACATGGGGCGCACTGATTCAGAATCTTCGGTGCGATGCAGACCTGACCGATGAATAGGTGCAGAAAATCATTCGCATTGGTGACAGGTACTGGGAGATGGTCGGGCAGTTCAAAGAAGAGGACATGACCCCTGACGAGTTTGCGGATTACATTGTCGCAAAGTCCGGCGAGTGTGAGAAACGGTTAAGGGAGATGTGGAGTTAATAGCATTATTTTCAGTAGAAAACATTTCAGAGATTACTTCAAGAAATCCGAAGTTTTCTCGCATTAAAAGAGCCACGTTCACTTGCGACTTCTGCACCACTAGCGTCGATGTGTGCGATGAACGTATTGCAACTGCTCTAGCGGATAGCGGAAAAACTCCTAGTTGCCCGATTTGCGGAAAGAAAACTATATGCAGTCTATATGAGTTTCAATCGCACGAAAATTCAAACATCATAGAGGATGTTAGATGGAGGTAACAATGGATAAGGAACAGCTTGCAATCGCACGGTTGCAGGACGCGGCAAGGCTGTCAGAGCATCGGTACAAGAAACCGTTGATGGTCACATACTCTGGCGGCAAGGATTCACAAGTGCTTGTAGCGCTGGCTGAACGTGCCGGAATCAACTTTGAGGTGGTCAACAGCCACACCACAGCAGATGCGCCGGAGACGGTTTATTTCATCCGTGAGCAGTTCAAAGCGATGGAAGAACGTGGAATCAAATGCTCCATTGTTATGCCACGATACAAGGACAAGCCCGTGTCCATGTGGACGCTGATTCCTCAAAAGCTGATGCCGCCCACACGACTTGTACGGTATTGTTGTGATGTTTTGAAAGAGAACACTGGCAAAAACCGATTCATTGCAACAGGTGTGCGGTGGGCTGAATCCGCTCGGAGAAAGAATAGTCGTGGCGTGATGGAGCTGATGCACAAAGACAAAGAGAAGCGCATCATCCTCACGAGCGATAATGACGAGAAGAGAAAGCTGTTTGAAACGTGCAACGTCAAAGGCAAAATGACCGTCAATCCGATCGTGGACTGGTTTGACGATGATGTGTGGGACTACACGCACAGCGAACACTTGCCCATCAATCCGCTGTATTGCGAAGGGCAAAAACGTGTTGGCTGCATCGGCTGTCCAATTGCTGGTAGGGGGGGCAGACAGCGCGAGTTTATGCGCTGGCCTGCCTACGAAAAAATGTACATTTCTGCGTTTGAAAGAATGCTTGATGTCAGAAAAGCAAAAGGTCTGTCTTGCGACTGGCAAACTGGAATGGACGTTTTTCGCTGGTGGATGGAAGACGACAACATCAGCGGTCAGTTGAGCATGGACGATTTGATGGAGGATAACAATGTTTGAATTTGTAACTCGCTGGCTGGTCTGCCTAGTCTTGCTGGCAGTGGTGGTTCAGTCCGAACGGACAATCAAGGAAATGGCAAACAACCTGTTTGAAAAACAGCAGGCAATGCTCGTCTGGCTGTTCGCCAACGTGTGTCTGGCCGTTTGTACGGCTGTTGTGATGGGGTGGAAATGATGATTCAGGATATCAACATGGTAGGGCGTGAAAGGCTGGCTTTTCTGTATGGCCTTTATAGCGGCTGTGCGAAATCCGAAACTGAGCTTAATATCAAAGGCATTTATCAGGAAATAGCTTCCGAGTTAGCTTGGTGTTTGGGATTCAACGAGAACTACAGCAAATGTTATGAAATAAACGGGGAATAACCAATGGACAACGAACTTTACTGCCCGATGAAAATGACCAGCAATCCGCTTGGACGGTGCGTCTGCGAGAAAGAAAAGTGCGCTTGGTGGCGGCAGTTGGACGGTTGCTGTGCAGTCTGGCAAATCGCATGGAAGATAGACAGAATCGAAATGAAGATGAAGAGGTGATAGCTCTTGGCAACACCCACGAAGCGTGGTCGTGGCAGACCGCCACTGACAGAAGCGGAAAAGAAAAAGCGTGAGAAGCGAGCGCAAAAGGCGAAAGAAGAAGCCGCTGCGAAGCGTGAGAAAGAGCGTGAGAAAAAGAAACAACAGATGCTTAACAAGCGGAAATCTATCCGATCACAGGTGAGTAAAAAGGTGAAAGAACAACAGGAGTTGGCTATCGAGAAGCTTAAGATGATGAACACAGGGGATTTGCAGTCAAGAATCGGCGATGAAGAGGACAAGAAAGTTGTCGGCATGATTGCGGCAAAGTATTTTGGTGACCTTCCGAGCGTTGATATGAACAACCCCATTGAGGTGCAGCAACGCCTTGATTTCTTCTTTGACGCTTGCATCGAAGCAAGAATCTCCCCTGTGGTGGAATGGATCGCGTTGGTGCTTGGCATCGAATGGCCTAGTCTTAGACAGATTATGACAGGCAAGCGCCGTGACGACAGTTTGCAGCAAAAGTACATCCTGAAGCTGATTCTGCAAATGCAGTCCATGTGGGCATACAACGGTATGTATGGTCAGGAGAACCCGGCAGAGTGGATTTTCCGAGCCAAGAACTACTTTGGTATGCGTGACAACGTGGAAGTTACCGTTGCCCCGCCGGAACAGCCGTTGGGCGATGCCCAGAGCGCAGAACAGCTCGCACAGAAGTACCAGACGGCTTTGCCGAAAGGGATTGACGTGGAGTACAGAGAGGTGGAAGAACATGACTAACGGCGATTTTATCCGCTCCATGACGGATGATGACATCAGGGAAAACCTGGCACCGGGCATCTGCAAGCTTATCAAGCATCGAGACCCGGAGCGCTGCCAAAACCGAGAGCATTGCTTTCATTGCGTCAAGGGTTGGCTGAAAGAGGAAAACAAAATCATGGTGAGGGCTGACCAATGGGAAAACTGATTGACTTCTCCGACCCTTGCCTACGCACGTTCCTGCCTGTCCTCTTGCAAGACCACACGACAGAAAAAAACATCATCTGGGCGACAGACCCACCGCCTGAGCTTGGCGTTGGCTTTGCGGATGAAATCACACTGGAACAACTGGACAAGGTTCAGCTTGTTCCTCGTGTGCGGAAACGACTTGCAGACCAAAAAAAGCGCACCAGCAAGAAAGCAGAGGTGTTCACGCCAACATGGGTCTGCAAGAAGATGGCAGACGTTGCAGAAAACGACCTGAAGGGCGAGGACTGGAAGGAATACATCAACAAGACCTGTCTTGAAGTGACCTGTGGAGAAGCACCATTCCTGACAAGCCGATATGATACCACAACAGGGCAGATGATTGCCGTGCCGGACAGAACCGGTCTGCTGGATAGGAAGCTGAATGTTCTGGCAGAGCAGTTCCATGACTACGATATGTGGATGTGTTGGGCAATCAGTGCCTACGCATCGACATACGGCTATGAGTGGCAGGGAGACAATCTCTTGCTGGCACGGTGCAACCTGTTCCTGACGCTGGTTGAAAATTTTAGGTATCGGTTTGATGCTGAAAAGCTAGAAATTGGCTTCATGCCAATTTTTCTTGACTGCATCGCAGACACCATCTCATGGAACGTCTGGCAGATGGACGGGCTGAAAAAGACAGTACCCGGCACGGACATTCCGTGCAAAATAAAAGACTGGAAAGCCAACAAAGAAATCCTGTTTAAGGATGTTGGGAAGGGAGAATAAAAAATGAAGTCGGTTCTGTTGAGCATCAATCCGAGTTGGTGCAATCTTATTTTTCTTGGCATAAAAACTCTTGAAATACGGAAAACAAAGCCGAATATGGGCGATGAACCTTTCAAATGTTATGTTTATTGCACGAAAACAAAAAATGGATGGTTCAAAGAGTGCGATGGGTACTTGGAACAACTGGACGGAAAAGTTATTGGAGAGTTTACTTGCAATCATCTGTACGAAATCACGCCAGAATCGGATTGCTTGCCAGAAGGATTTGAAGAGATGTCCGGTCTTGGGAAAAAAGAAATTTTTGATTATGTCGGAAAGAAAGGATGGGCATGGAGTATTTCTGATGTAAAAATGTATGAACATCCAAAATTTTTGTTTGAGTTTACTCGTTATTGCATTCTCATGGGGAATAGAGGAGTTTGCAATTTTAATAAAGTGAGATGTAGTTATCAAGTAGAAGAATGGGGCGAAACGAATAGACGTTTTTGTAATAAGTGCTTAAAGCGCCCGCCCCAAAGCTGGTGTTATGTGGAAGGATGATAATATGCAAACCGACAGAGGAATCTACCACAATCGAGTATGCGACCGCTGCGGAGCGGTACAGGGCGGTAGAATGATGAACCCTGACGAATACTTCAAAGACTGGGCGTGGCGCAGGGACACAGGCGACCTATGCCCGGAGTGCTATAAGGAGTATAAGCGAGTGATCGGGCGGTTCAATAGGGGAAACACAATAAAGAAACATTAGAGGTGTTAGAAAATGGGAAGATTCGTGAATATTGAGGGAGTGCTTGTTGTTCTTAAAGGTGATATTGATTATTACAACAAAAGAAATGTAGTAAGTTCAAAGGCTTCGGCTGAAAAAGTTTTATATGAGTGGTTAAAGGAGCTTCCTCATTATGAAGGGAGCGTTGAAAATGCCATTAAGAAGCAAATTCCAATGCAGCCAATCAAAGAATCTGACGGTTGGGAATGCCCAGAGTGCCACGCATCAAATGATTATGATGAGCATGATGAAATTTCTTACTGTCGTTGCTGCGGGCAGGCAGTTAAATGGGATGAGGAGGATGCCTATGTTTGATTACTGCACCACCGAACATTGCTCTTGCATGGGCATCAAGCAGTTCTCCGCTGGCAAGGCTATCCGATGCACGGCAGAATCCTGTAAGAACAAATCCGAGCCGTCCTGTGGCTCTTGCAAATGGTACGCAGAGCCGGATGGCGTGTGTGTGAACGACCAGTCAGAACACGTTGCAAACTTCGTGTGGGATGAACGTGGATGCAAGGAATGGGAGAAGAAAGATGAGCTATGATATTTCACTGTGCGACCCAGTAACGCACAAACCACTCAAAGCAGATAGTACGCATTTTATCGCTGGTGGTATGCGCGCTATGGGCGGAACGAAAGAACTGTGGCTCAACGTCACATGGAACTACGGGGAGTTCTATTACCGTGATGATGTGTTCGGTGAGGATGGCATTCGTTCTATCTACGGTAAAACAGGCGCAGAAAGCATCCCGATGTTGGAAAAGGCTATTTGCCGCACTTGGTGATGATGTGGACGATAACGACTACTGGAACGCCACAGAGGGCAATGCAAAACGTGCGCTGTACGGTCTGCTGGCGTTTGCAAAGATGCGCCCTGACGGCGTATGGGACGGAGATTGAAAGGAGAAAGGACAATGCCGATATATGAAGTCGCTTTAGGTATCGTTTTGACAACGATGGTGGGTATATTGTTTGTATCGCCTATTTATCTGTTTGAGCGATATATACTTTGGAACGCTTTGGACGAATATATTGATAGCATCGTTATCAAGGTTGTTGCTTGTGCGGTTATCAATGTTGTTATTTTCTTAATTGGATGTGTAGTCGTTCTTGCTACTGCGGGGTATAAAAATGGCTAACACCATTTGGCATCCAGCAAGCGAGCCGCCACGAGAGCGGACGCAGCCTTTGTTGCTTGCGACTAAGACAACGTGGCGTGATAAAGATGGAAATTTGTTGCAAGGTGGATTCACGCCAACGCACTATTATCTCGGCTGTTATGCGGACGGTCAGTTCTGGGACGAGATAGGCGAGAGACTGCCGGAAGATGTGACAGTGACCCATTGGATGGCGTTTCCAATGGTGTGAGGTGATTTAGATGGACAAGTATGCGTGGCATTCTGTGCGAGATGAATTGCCGCCGTCAGATGCTCCGATGTTGATTCTGATGGTAAAACATATTTATCAAAATGAAAATGACTATGAGCGGTACATGAGATTGGGATTCTATGCACCGGCATTCGGCAAACAAGCATGGAGAGACGAGTTTAACGACCCATTAGAACACGATAATTGGTACATTGTAACGCACTGGACGTATGCGCCAAAAGAGCCAAAGGAGGATTGAGTATGACGAACAAAAAGTTTGGCATCATCGTTATGGACTTGAGCCTTTTTGACTTCGGGCCGAAGCCACCTTGTGGATACATTAAGGCGAAGCATATCCGCCCAGCGTACGGCAAAGGCGAAAGGCCTGTCAAGGCACATAAGCGAATCACGAGAACGAGAGAGGGATTCAGAAAGTGACAGAACTCAAGAGATGCCCGTTCTGCGGCAAGAACGCAGTTTACATTGGTGTATGTGACGATGAAGGCAACTTTCATGGTCATTTGGGATGCGAGTACGAACAAGACCCGTGGAGCGGGCTTTCTTATGACTTGCATCACGAAGGATGGGGCAAATGTATCCTTTGCACGGATGGAGACAATCAAAGCATGGGTGGCGCACTGTTTGACACGGCAGAGGATGCTGTCGAAGCATGGAACAAACGCTACAAAGAGGATTGAGCATGGACAAAAAACGAGACAGCTTTACATTCCAACGATATTACTTTGAAGCCATCTCCACACTGAAAAGTAAAGAGAAGTTGGAACTCTACGATTCAATCTGCGCATACGTTTTTGAAGGAAAAGACGCAACTTTGAACTCAAAAAAAGCAGAATCTTGTTTTATTTTGATTAAGCATCTGCTCGATGAAGAACGAAAAAGAAGCGATATTGCGTCAAAAGGATGGTCTACACGAAAGTCAGCTCATCCTCATGTCATAAATGAGATGAAAGTCAGCTCATCTATGAGTTCGAAGTCAGATGATAATGAGCCCATTGTATCAACTGACGGTCAAATGAACGTCAAGACCTTGCCGGAAAGTGCGGTCAAGAAGAAATCTGACATCTTTTCAGACTTTGCTCATGGCGATAAAGCCCTGCTGGAATCCCTGCGAGAGTTCGCACAGATGCGTACAAGAATCAAAAAGCCTATGACAGATCGGGCAAAACAGATGCTATGCAACAAGCTAGAAAAGTTTGATCGGCATGACTGGAAAGCCATCCTTGACCAGAGCATCTATGCTGGATGGCAGGACATTTACGCATTAAAACAGGATGACCAGTACGAGCAAAGTACGAAGATGGAGTTTCCTAGACTATGACAATGGACGTTCAAACGGTATTTATCGGCGCGCTGATGCTCTGTAAGCCGGGCGTTGTGGATGAAATCATACCAGACCTTGAACTTGACTTGTTCAGACCTGAGCTGAGAGACGCTTTTGCGGCTGTTCAGGGCTATTGGACGGCTAGGGGTAAGATAGATATAGTCGAGATAAACACGCAGCATCCAGACGTAGCGCAGACGCTCTTGGCGTGTGTACAAACCTGTGAATCAGAGTGTGTGCGAATTGACAGGGAGCAGATGCAGCGTTGGGCACAGCTTATCAGAGAACAGGCTGCACTCACTCGTGTGCAAGGTCTGGCATTTCAGATGACCAGCGAGCTTACCGACTATTCTGATCTATCAGACATTTACCAGCAGATGGGCGAAGCAATGAGCCTGAAAGCTGAGGAAGAAGATGCGTGGACATACGAGGATGTGCTGAACGATTATGTGCTTCACATGGACGAGAAGCCTGTGTATATCAAGACAGGCCTAGAGCGTCTGGATGAAGCGCTGCACATTTCACCGGGTGATTTTATTATCATCGGCGGCAGACCGTCTGCGGGCAAAACAGCCCTGTCTCTGCAAATAGCAGCAAGCATGGCAAAGCAGGACTACACCGTGTACTATTTCAGCTTGGAAACCAGCAAACGCAAGCTTGGCGCACGTCTGATGGCCAATCAAATATACTGCCCTTTGGACACGGTGAAAAATAAGGCGGTCAGCTTGAATGAGATTGACGGACAGGCAAAGAACATGAAGATGCCATTATATATCCGCTCCGCTGCCGGAAAGAACGTGGCGTGGATGAAGGCGCAGGCTCTCCGTAAAAAGGCTCAGGTCATCTTCGTAGACTATCTTCAACTCATTCACGAAACAGGCGCAAAGGACAGATATGCCGCCATTACAGCTATATCCATTGCCTTACACGAACTGGCACAGACCACAGGCATTGTTGTGGTGGCACTGGCACAGCTTAATCGAAACCCATCCAAGCCCGGAGCAACGCCTACCAACTCCGATTTGCGAGAGAGCGGACAGATTGAACAAGACGCAGATGCAATCATCCTTCTGTCCGGCGACAACCACGACAAGTACCTGTTTCGGCTGAGCAAGAACAAGGAAGGTGGGATAGGCGACCTTCCCATCACGTTTAACAAGCAGATTCAACGGTTCCAAGAGTACACTTGGATGGATTGATACCGTCTGAACCCCATAAATATTTTTCACTACACAAAATACAGGAGGAAAACAACTATGGCACTTACCAACATCGAACGTGAGACTATCATCAACTTCAACGCAGCGGAAGATACCGCAGAAATCTACACGGCTGACCCGGTTTACATTCGCAAGCTGGACAAGCTCTGTGAGCAATTCCCCGATACATACAAGTTTATGGCGGAGCTGTCTGCCAAGCGGTGCAAGGAATCTAAGACCTATTCGATGCCGAAACGTCTTGTGAAGTTCCGGCCACCTGTCACTCGTGAGATCAGCGAAGAGCAGCGTGAAGCACTGACAGAGAGTCTGCGTAAGGCAAGAGAAGCCAAGAAAGCCAAGAATATCTAATCTTAGCTCGCGCGGCTACAAAACTACTGTATCAGAAAGCATGGGATGGTGTCAGGTGGTAAAACTACCCTCTGCGACTATTCCGTGCTTTTTTCTCTTGTTATTTATCAGTGTGAAACGGCAAGGTCTGAATTTGAGAAAGAATCGTCTAATCGCAGGGCTGATTGAGACGAAAACAAGATGTGTGAAACGAAAAAACGCTTCGAGTATCACTTTCTGAAATGGCTTTCAAATTTTTGTCCCCTTTCCCCCTTGTTTCCTCTTCCCCCCTTTTGTCCCCCTCTTTCCCCTACAACCCCTATTACCCCCTATAATCCCCCTAACATCTTCCGTGCTCCCCCTTTCCCTCCCCGTGTGTTTAGCGCGTCCGCGGGCGTTATATGCGCGAGCGCGCGCGTTGACGGAGCCGGGTGTGCTACGATAGTTCAAAAGTGAATAAATAACAGTTATGCGAAATTGCAAACTGGTTCTTTCCCCCTACAACCCTCTATCTCCAAAACTACACCGTTAGCCAGCAGAGCAGACCGTGACCAACATCTACCGTTAGGTTCTATTGGCTGAATATGAGTATACCGTTCATCCGACCTCTACGTTACGTCACTCTCTATCGTCTGGCGCACCGCGCCGACCGGGTGACCTCCAACGGTAACGGCATTTAGCCTGTAAAGGGAAACGGCATCTGACCCGTCACAAGCTACGACTATTTCACATGGAGAATTGACTTCATTTTGTAGTCGTTTGAATATGTAGAAATGTTGCATTGACTATTCCTAGCAAAACGCTATGAATTAATTGAAATACCATAGTGTGTTACTGGGAATTAAATCGAGCAGGAACAGATCAAATCGGGTGGTACGATTATTTTAACAGAATAATCCCTAGATAGTTACTAGGATATACAAGTGTATATTATAATAAGTACGGCTGGTATACGAATTTGGTGTGGATAGGCGAGAATAAAATTGACAGGTGTCTTGACACATATTGATTTTTGGAGTGGTCTGATGACTTAGCGACTATTGCATCTCTTTTTCTCTAAAAGGCGAACGACTATTTCACGCAAAAAACACACGACTATTTGACGATGGTTCGCAAGAAAACACTACGACTATTGCTCTGCGACTATCAGCTGACAGCTCGTTACTATACTATATATAGGACTTTCAAAAGCTAGTCGTCTGACGACTTTACGACTATTCCACGACTATCAGCCGGGAGAAGCTACGACTATCGGCTACGACTATTCCAGAAGCTGTTACGACTATTCCAGCCGGAACGCTACGACTATTGCTGACCTCTATTGGCTATCGGGCGAAAGCCCGAAAAGAGATACGGCGGTAGCCGCCAGTTGTTTCGCGCCGCCCGTGCCAGGAAGAAAACATAATACCGGACGTGTGCCGGGCTAATGCCAGGCTAATCCGGCGCCAGGGATTTAGCCAGGCGTGGGAAGTATCGAGACCGCCGCCGGGCTGACCCGGTACAGGTGGAGACACTGACCCCCTCAGCAGGTGCGTCGGGTGCAGCACTTGCCAGCAATCCGCAGACGGTAGGAGCTGACCCCGACGGGTTTGCATGGTCTGCGATGTGCTGCACTGTCTGGCATGGATTCACGACAGGGGCGCACCTTTGCACCCTTATATATACCTTATTATAATAGGCGGCTGTGCTAAGCTGTGCAGCGTTCAGCGTGGCGGTGGTATCTGGTATTGGTGGAGGTGCAGCACTTGACGGTATGCCCTCCAGCGCTGCGTAGTCGGTGTATAGGCGGCTTGTGTATCTGCTGTATTGTTGTGCGCTGGAATGGGTCAAATCAACGGAAACGCCGCTGTAAAGCTCTGTAAACGGTTTTGACTCTGTGGCAGTATAATTGCATGGACGGCAGAAAAGCCGCTGTAAACGCTTGCACGTGGTTGATACGCCGCCGGGCAAAAAGAAAAGCCCTGCACCGTGTCGATGCAAGGCAAAAGAAAAGCCCGGCCATTTCTGACCGGGTGAAATGCTTCTTATTTGGACGCCTTAAACAGCGCGCTGAAAAACCAGAAGAAAAACAGGACGCAAGATAGTATCATGCGTGTACCTCCAGTCTAACGCCAAAGTTGGTAAATGTGCGGCGTTGTGAGATTGTGACAGGCTCAAGCCCTGCCGTGCTGATACCATAACGGGCGCACTCTTTGGCCGTGTACAACTCACCGCCGATTAAATACCGCTTGACCTTGCCACAGTATGCACCAGCGGACACAACCGCCCGCCCGTCAAGCCCTGCCGGAACACGATAATATAACATAATTTGTACCCCCTTATACAACGCTGAACCGCTTGTATGTGGTGCGCTTGCTACACTCAGCATAAATATCCGGGTGCGCGGCCTGTAAAAGCTTGCTATCAAGTCGGACGGAAGAAACATCTTTGTAAATGGCTTTTGCGGTGCCCTGCGCCATTTCGGGCGCGCCTTGCATCATGCAGATAATATCAGCCTTGATACTTTCGTTCATTGCTTCAAGCTCTTCCAGCAGCCGCTTGTTTTCGCGGTATTCGTTCACCTTTTCTTCAAACAACGTCATTTTTTCATACCTCCTTAGCTGTTGAGAAATGCGATCATAACCAGCGCACCGCTGACCATGCCGCCAACATACCAGAGCGCGGCCCACTGGGTAAAGTCTAAAGTAATCATGCTGCAAACCCTCCGTTAGTTAAATTCTGGCATTGCCAAAATAATTTTTTTACACCGCTCAACGCTCAAGCGGTACGGCTTGGAGCGGGTCAAGTTGTCCGCTACAATCTGAGTGTATACCATCAATGGCAGCTCAAAGAGCCCGGCACACTTGGGATACAGGCGCACGGCCTGATTGCGAATTTCGGCGTTAATTTCGTCCGTTCTCGTCATCGTTAGTCCTCCTTATACTGCGGGATATAGCCCAGTACCTTAACTTTTACCGGGATGGTGAAATAAATCTGCCCGTAATCGGGGCACCAAAAAGCATTGTATTGTTTTCCATCGTCGCCCAGTGCCTTGCACTCTACCTCACAGGTAAAGCGCTTTAGCGCGGCTTCCGTAAGCATTGCGGCAACATCTGCGGCGGGCTGTGCGTTATATGCTGCCACTGCCTTTTCAGCGTCTGACAGCGTGTCAAATACGCCCAGTGTCCAGCCCGCACCCTCCAAGATGTAGTCTACCATATATAGGCCGCTGGCACTGCGCCAGAGCCACACAACGGGTTTAATGGTCATTTTGCGGTTATTCTGGGCTGCATAGATTTGTTCAAGAGTGCCAGTCATTAACGCGCCGTCCTCAAATGTGGCGGTATAAAGGTCACTACATTTATAGGTCTTTTTCATGGTTTTGTCCTCCTGTTTTGGTGGTGGTGTGGTGGTGTACATCCTCTGTACATTTACTATTATACATGATTAAACGTACAAGTCAATAGTATATTCAAGATTAAACGTACAAGCGCATAAAAACGTTGCACACGCAACATACAAGCGCTGCACGCCCCAGCGCTTGCCGCCGTTCCGATCGTCCCCGCATGGTCTGCTTTGCTGCCTGCGCTGTGCAGTCTGTCCCGGTGCGCTGGATGGGGCAGGGGTGCACCGGCGGGGTATATAGGGAGCGCCGGGGGTGGGGCAGGTGAATATTTCATCCATCCTTGCCGCATAAAAGAAGCCCCACATATAGTGTAATAAACATTGTGCTTCCGCTAAAAAAGTGGTATAATAAAATCAGAAAATAACGATACAAGGAGGATTACATGGAAAAATCTGAATGGTCGCTCGAAAAGTGGTGCGATGGCTTCTATAAAGAGCGAATCGGAAAAGTGTATGGAGATTTTGAAGTTATTGACGTTCAGCCCGCAGATGATATGAGGAATAGTACAAAACAAATATGGACGTTGAAATGTGTTCATTGCGGGGCGATTAGAACGACCCGCAACGGCAAGGATTATGTTACTGGGAAAAACTCTGGACATTGTGCTTGCATGAAAGAAGAACGCAAGGCAGTAAGACTTGCAAAAAATGCAGCGGAAAGAGAAGAACGCGAAAAAATCCGAAAAAAACAAAAAGAAGCCGATGCCCAAAAAGCATATTTGCGCCTGTATCCATACCATGACGAAAAGTATGTTGGGCAGGTGTTTGGCACTTGGAAAGTGATTGAAACATTGGGCGGCAATGGCTGGCTTTGCGAATGCACTAGATGCCACAAGAAGTCGCAACGCTCTGGAAAGAAAGTGGTTGATGGCATTGCCGAAAAATGCCCTTGCAATTTTAATTATGGAAAATATGATTCAAAAGATTGGATTGGTCGCAGATTTGGGCATCTTGAAATTATAGGTGCGTATAACAAGAAAAACCGCACGTTCCTTTGCAAATGCGACTGCGGGAATATTAAAAATATTCGTTCCGCGTTGCTTTCAAATGGAACGACAAAATCTTGCGGCGTTGATTGTGTTGCAAGAAAGATGGAATCAAAAACATACGGATGCGTAAATCACCGGATCGCTAATATTTGGTATGGTATGCACCAGAGATGCTATAATCCAAAGTCGATTGCTTATAAATATTATGGTGCAAGAGGAATTTCTATTTGCGATGAATGGGTTGACGATTACAAGGCATTTCAAGACTGGGCATTGGCTAATGGGTATAGTGACGAGTTAAGCATTGACCGAATTAACAATGACGGCAATTACTGCCCCGAAAACTGCCGATGGGCAACTATGAAAGAGCAGGCGGCAAACCAACGTCCCAGAAGCAAATTTAAGCGTTCACCATACAATAGAATTGCAAAGTTCAGGTACACCATCAATGGTCAAACAAAAAACTTGAAAGAATGGTGCGATATTTACAAGGTTCAATATCCTACAACGGTCTACCGCATTAAGACTAAAGGCATGAGCGCAGAAGAAGCACTTACCACCCCTCCGCTTCCTAGAGGTGGCCCGTATCCCGATGCGAAAAAATAAAAAAGACCCACCCCACCCTCACAAAACGAAACCTATATGATTGTGCAAGTCTCCAAAAATTCCAAAAAACACAAAAAGACCCCTTTCGAGGTCTTAGATGTGGTATAATCAGCTAAAGGCAATATGCCAAAGAAAGGAAAAATCAAAAATGAGAAAGAGAATCATTGCGGCAGTCCTGATGGCTGTCTTGGCTTGCATTATGTTGGTTGGCTGCGATAGCGGAGACTTTGCGCCTGAAATCAGCGAGGATGCTTATAAGGCGCAGTGTCGGCAGATGGATTACAAGGAACTGTTCCGCTATCCAGATAATTACAAAGGAACTAAGGTTATGGTCAAGGTCAGGGTGGCACAGATTGTAAGCGCAAACTTCTCCGGCAGCAGGAAAGCATGGAGAGCCTACACCGATAACAGCGGATACGGATTCTATGCAGATGATGAGTATTATATGCTGGACAAGCGTGGCAGTTCCGCCGTAAAGATTTTGACTGATGATATTGTCGTTGTCTACGGTGAGTTCACCGGTCTTGAAGAAGTAACAAGAGCGTTGACTGGCACGACCGATGAACTTCCTCGCATTGAAGTCAAGTACGCAGACCTTGTGGATGAATAAGGAGAACATAATGGAAAACAAAACGCCTAAGAGCGATTTGATTCCTTGCGAACACTGCGGTCACATGATTTCTAAAACGGCTAAGACCTGTCCTGAATGTGGCGGCAAAAACAGAAAATATATAAGTGCTGGAAAAGTTGTGCTTATAGTTGTCATGCTTATTATCTTCGCTTACCTTGAATTTATGCTCTCCGCTTCGTTCGCAGCGGGTTAATCTAAACGAAAAAAGCCAGCGGCTAGATGTTCTCTAACCACTGGCTTTTCTTATGGGCTATTTACGATTTAAGTGTTGGAAACATGATAGGAGCGCTGACTTCTTCCTTTTCCCTGAGAATGTCGAGCAAACAATCATTGTATCCCATTGAATAGCTGTCCTCGCAAAAATGTTGTACGGACGTTGCTAGCGCTACACTTACAACTTATCTTGACCGCTTATCCTCTGGCATGATGATTTCTAATGCCTGATTAAGGATTTCATGGCTTTTTTCTAAAACGGCTTTGTGCTCTTCATTCTCAGCTTGTAGCCGAAACATTTCTTCCGAGTAGTCCATCAGCACGTCTCCATTCTGATTTGCTCGCCAACAGGCAGATAGCCCGCTTCTTTGAGCTTGCTGTAAATGAACTTCTGACCGGATCTTGTCCAGCGAGTGACTTCTTTCGTTTTGCCGTTCGGCAGCTCGATCGGGTGCCCGACAACGTATCCGTTGCCAAGATACTTCTGGTAAGAAATCCACTGCTTGTTCATAGTATGTTGGATGCCAAGCCCTCTAAGAATCTGGTTTAGCTTTCGTGCGCTCATGCCGTAGTTCATGGCAATCTGCGTGGTAGTCAGGCTTTCATCAGAGAGCAGCATAGCCTTTGCGTAGTCAGAATCGGGCTTCATCTTGGCGTTTTCCGCTTCCAAAGCCTTTACTTTCTTGCGCTCCGTGTCGATAACACTGTTAGCGGCGATCAGAGCGCGGCTCAACAGCATCTCTGTCGATTCAGGTTCCGGGTTGGTAAGCTTCTGCTCCATCTGATTGAAAGCATCAATGTACTTGAGTTTCCATTCAAGGGCTTCCTTGCCAGTGAATCCCATAGCAAGGGGCGTAAACCCATCGCGATTCATCAGATACTCAGGTAGCGCTTTGTTTTGGACTGAAAGGTACTCAGATTTGAAGAACATAGAGGACAGTCCAATTTTGGGCTCTCCTCCCATCAGGTTTTCGATGTCGCGAAGAACGTGCTTGTGCTCTTTTCCAAAATTCTCTGCTACTTCACGACTGGACACGACAACCTGTCCGTTTTCGCTGATAAGATTGATAGCATATTTAACCTTTTGTTCCATAAAAACTCCTATGGTTCTTGCGGAACAAGCCAATTCCTGCTATAATAAGGCTGGAACAGCTTGTTCCAGTGGTTTTGATGATACGTTCGCTTCTGTCGCCAAACTTCAGCGGACGTATCATTTTTCGTTTTCGTTGGTTGAATCCATCGGATGCAGCGTAAAAAACGCTTCACGGAACGCAGCCGAGATGGACACCCGGTTCTTGATGCAGTATTCCTGCAAGCTAGCAAACTGCCGCTCCGTCACGCTGATGGTAACGGTGTGACCGTAACGCTCTGCGTAAGGACTGCTCATACACATTCACCCCCTTTCGTTTTGCTGTGCAATAAGTGTAACCGCAAAATATTAGGATGTCAAGAAAATACACCCCATATATTGTGTTCACTAGTGCTGGCATCAAATTTTTCCGTTTTGATTGGCTGCTCCCGCTTCGTACCCTGCCCGATAGTTCAGTTCGGACAGCTTACCAAGCGCTTCTGCGTACTCCCTGTCCTCGCTGGTCGGCTCTTTGCCGTGTGCGAGAGTTTTCAGAAATTCTTCGGTTGTCGTGGGAAAATTCATGTTTTTTGCTCCTTTCTATTGCAGAAGCGATCTGCTTCTGCTATAATAATTGACAGAAACCGAGACTGCGCCCTTGGTTGCGCAGCTTCTGTTTTGTGGTGGAATAGGTCGTCAGTGCTACTTTGGTCGGTGGAGCTGACGGCCTATTTTTTATGCCACAAAGAATAAATCTACCGTTGTTGGCTGATTCATCGTGTGTTCTGCTGTCTTAGATTATAGACGCTTGGTATATAGTTGTCAACAGCCCAATTTGTATAATTTGCATCAGATATTTCTGATTTTTACTCATTCTAACGTAAATTTACGTTATTTGATAGTACTTTCGTAAACGGATTAGTTTACCCTAGTTATAGTAACTTGAAAATTATTTTTCGATAATTCGTAAGGCTACTATTCAAGTATACAGTTTGTAAAGCAACGAAAAAGTTTACAGCCATTTGACCACCCTATTGATAGTAAAAAGCTAAAAATACGCAAACTTTCTCTTGACGATTAAACGTACATAGTGTATAATAGGGTCAAGAAAGAGAGCTGGTAAAAATGAAGAATGTGGCTGCGTATGTCAGAGTTTCCACGGATGGGCAATGTGGCGAAGATAAATTCGGAATGGAAGCCCAGAAAGAGCAAATCGAAGAATACTGCCGCAAGAATGATATGAATATTATCAAGTGGTTTACTGATGCTGGCGAATCTGGCGCAAAGGAAAGGCCGGGATTTGACAGTATTGTGTATGGCGATGTTTCTAATCCTCCATATGAAGCGGTTGTTGTTGCAAAAAGTGATCGAGTTGCAAGAGACATCAACGTTTATTATTATTACAAGATGCTTCTGCTTAAAAAAGAGATTTCTCTTATTAGCGTTGCGGAAGATTTTGGAAAAATGGGAGTTTTTTCTACAATGCTTGAAGCTTTTACCCTTTGCTGCGCTCAAATGGAGCGTGAGAACATCACGAAAAGGACTTCTAGCGGCAGAGCCATTAAGGCTGCAAGTGGCGGCTATAGCGGCGGCAAGGCTCCTATGGGGTACGAGGTTAAGGATGGTGAACTTTCAATCAAAGAAGATGAAGCGATAATTGTTCGTCGTGCTTTTGAATTGCGTGATGCTGGCAATACAATTCGTGGCGTAGCGGACAAATTGAATGAAGAAGGTTACTGCGGCAGAAATGGAAAGCCGTTTACATCTAGCACAATTCAATCCATTCTTGGAAACAGAAAGACCTATGAGGGCTATTACCGTTACGGTAAAAGTGATGAATGGGTGAAAGGAAAGCAAGAACCTATTTTATAAAAAATATGGAGGATATTTTTATGATTGAAAAGAAAGTTGAAGATTCAACTGCTTGCAATGCGTTTATGAAGAACGCAACTGCTGTAATTCTTGAGTATGTCCTTGAAGTTGGAATTGATAAAGCTGTTAAAGATTGCGTTAAAGATAGTGAAATTGTTCATTGTTTTCCTCATCTTGAATCCTACGCAAAGGAACACAGATTTATCTAACCCGCCAGACATGGTATCGGATTGCTGAACAGAACAGGTGAAAGGAGTAAGAGCCTATGGATAAGTGGAACAACAGAAACTCGTATGACTGGCTTGCGGGGGCAGTCGTTGGACTGCTTACCGGGTTCTTCATCGTAGCTGTGGTTGCGAGGTGCGTTCTGTGATACTCAGTGACAACATGAAGCATCTGATCGACACGCTGAACACCTATGAGCCAGACCTTCCGAATGGATTTTATTCCGTAAAAGCCCTGCAAGATAAGCTAGAGTTCACGGCACAGTTCGTTCTTGAATCTCTTGCCAACGATGGATTGATACGCTGGGGCGATACGTAGCACACGGCGTTCTGGCTGTTGGAACGTGCTAGGAACTATAAGAAAATCCACAAGCTGGAAAAGATTGAACAGTGGAAAGAACGTGCAATAGGCTTTGCTTGCGGCGTTCTGACAAGCGTTGTCGCAGGGCTGATTAGCATCGTACTAGCCAATGTTTTTAACTGACATTGTTCGCAACCTAGAATAAAACCGAATATTTAATTTTTGTGCAGTTGTAGGCACTCTTTACATTTTCAGGTAGGGGGTGCCTATTTTTTTATGCAGCCAAAGCAGTGTATCGCCATCATTGACAGCATCAAAGCGTATGCAAAGCAGAATCCGACCGAAGCACAGGTCTATGAGGACTGGTTTCAGGCGGTCGTGAATTTGAGGGACGCTCTGTCGCAAGATAAGCGATTCGATTCCTACAAATACTCTGGTGAGCTGCGTTCTGTCTGTGCAGCCATAATGGGTAAGATGAAAACAGGCGAGGATGTGGCGAAGGTCTATGACATTATCAGCCGGACGTACCTGTTTGAAGCAAAGGATGTGTTTGACAGCTATTGCATCTACCTTGAATGGAATCGTGCGCCGGAGAAGAAGTTCTATCAGCCACGCAGAAAGGTGCTTCTGACGCTGGTTCATGACCTAGAGGACTTGTTTTTCCGTCGTGTAGAATTTCTTGGGGTAAGTCAGCCCCCGCGTACTGGAAAAAGTACGCTCTGTATATTTTTCATCACATGGCTTATGGGCAACCGCCCTGACGTTGCATCGGTTATGAGCGGGCATTCCGACAAGCTGACCAACGGCTTTTACGGCGAAGTGCTGTCCATCATTACTGACCCTGTGACTTATAATTGGGGGAAAATTTTCCCTGATGTTCAGCTTGTGGATAAGAGCGCAAAGGACGAAAGCGTTGACCTGAACCGTAAAAAGCGCTTCCCTACTCTTACTTGCCGCTCCATTGGCGGTACACTGACCGGCGCAGTTGAAATCGGCGAGGGCGGCGTTCTGTACAGCGATGACTTGATCGAGGACTTGGAAGAAAGCCTGAATGTTGAGCGTCTGAATAACAAGTATGATGCCTATCTGAACCAGCTAAAAGACCGTAAAAAGCAGGGCGCATTGGAGCTGATGGTCGGTACTCGCTGGAACGTGCTTGACCCTCTGGGGCGCATCCAAAGCCAGTATGCAGACAACCCGAAGTATAGATTCCGGGTGATTCCTGCGGTGGATGAGAACGGACACAGCAACTTCAACTATGACTACGGTGTTGGATTTGACGATGCCTACTATGCCGACATGAAAGCCAGCATTGACGATGCAACATGGTGGGCAAAGTACATGGGCAAGCCTTATGTGCGTGAAGGTCTGCTGTTCCCTGCCGATGAACTTCGATACTTTAACGGTATCCTGCCTGATGGAGAGCCTGATCGGAAGCTCATGGTCATGGATATTGCATGGGGTGGCGGTGATTTTACCGCCTGTCCTATCGCTTATGTGTACGGAGATGCTGTGTTTATCCTTGACCTTGTGTTCAATAATGGCGACAAAACCGTGACCAGACCGGAAGTAGTGGGCAAAATCATCCAGCACAAAATCAATGTGGTGCGTGGCGAAGCCAACAATGGTGGCGATGAATACTGTGACGTAGTGGACAGCCAGCTCCGGCAGCAGGGCTATCACTGTTCAGTCTGTAGCCAGCGTGCGCCAAGCGGTCAAAGCAAGCTGTCAAGAATCATCCAGTATGCGCCGGACATTAAGCGATTCTACTTCCTTGACGAGAAACACCAGTCGAAAGAGTACAAGGCATTCATGGAACAGGTAACGATGTTCACACAGCTTGGCAAAGTTCCGCACGATGATGCACCGGACAGTCTGGCACAGCTTGCCGATGAACTGTATAACGGAATCAGCAAAATTGAGCCTGTCAAGAGGCCTTTTTGATTAAAAACACAATATATTGTGTTCGCTGGGTCTATTTATTTGATTTTACCACTTGACAAGGCTTATAATGTACGCAGGAAGTTTTGCAGCTTCCCTTAAAGGAATAGCTTGCACGCGGGGTTTTGTCATTTTACTCGCGTGCGTGTCAACAAGCATATTCCTCCTTTCACCGGTGGAGGTTTTCTCACTCTTTCGCCTTCACCGGGCTTTATATGTTGCGTTTCCAATTGTTTGGGGAATGCCAGCCTGTCTCCCCCACGGCTGGCAAGCAACGGTTCGATTCCGTTACGCAGCACAACCAACTACCTAGCTTTGCATGGACTTATTCTCCAAAACCTCCACCGCTATTCCCGGCTCTCAATGTGATGTTTAGGCATGACATTGCAAAGAGCAGCGGTTAACCAATCAAGCCGGGTTTTTATGTTGCATTAGCTCAGTCAGGCTAGAGCATCCGGCTCATAACCGGACATACATTGGTTCAAATCCATTATGCAGCACCAAAATTGTAGCCGACCCGTTTACATCTGTCCGACAACTGAATGTAAAGGCTGCAATGGTTTTCTTCGGGCGAAGAATAGCACGGCTGGAAGTGCGAATAGTTTCCCAGTAGCTTCTGACAGGTCTGTGCTCAACAGCCTGTTTCCAGAAATCCAACGAAAGGAGCACAGATGGTAGCAAAAGTCAGATGCAAGCGTCCTCGAAAAGACGCAAACGGCAATCCGTGTGATTGCGGACGTTATCTTGGCGAAGTGGAAGGAAAGTTTTCCCTTCTGTGCCCTCTTTGCCATTGGATTACAATTGGAGATTCCAACCTTCCAAAAGATACATGGGTCTCCGTACCAAAGTTTAAAAACTGAATAGCTTTTGAAGCGCAGTTGTAAGCGCAGTGAGATAGACCTCAACAGGTTTGTCTTGCTGCGCTTTTTATTTTTGCCGGAAAGGAGGAACAAATGGCTGAGTATCAGATGGTCGTTGGCGGCTTTTTGAATAATCCGCTGACCGGACGCAGACCGATTGAAACGCCGGAAACGGAAATCAATCGGGAGAATGTGCTGAAAGTGGTCATGGGCAAGGCAGAGCCTATTCATCTGCTGAACAAGAATGAGATTCGCTTCCTGCACAACTACTACTTGGGCAGTCAGCCTGTCCTTCTCCGAACGAAGGAATACCACGCTGAAATCACAAACCGCATTGTAGAGAACCACGCCAACGAGTGTGTGGGCTTCTACACAGGTTATATGAGCGGCACGCCGTGCTCTTATGTGCGGTCTGAAACTGCAACGGGCGACGGTGAGGAAATCGCCCGCCTGTCTAACGCCTTGCAGTATGAGGGCAAGGATGCACTTGATCGGCGGCTCTGGCAGTGGATGTTGGAGTGCGGACAGGGATACCGCATTGTTCTTCCTGACAAGGGGTATGGCGGCAACTACCCGGACGAAACACCCCTGCTGGTGGATGTTCCTGACCCTGACATGGCGTATGTGATTTACAACTCCGGCATCGGGCACAAGCCCATCGCCAACGTGCTGCACATCCCACGCAATTATCAGAATGACCTGAACGACCTGATTTGCGTGTATACGCCGAACCAGTACTTTGAAATCGACAATGGCAAGGTCACAAAATCAGAGAATCATTCTCTTGGAATGTTGCCGATGGTCGAATACAAGCTCAACCCGGAGCGCATGGGTCTGTTTGAACCGGCTATCCCTGTGTTGGATGCCATCAACGACCTTGAAAGCAACCGTCTGGACGGTGTGGCGCAGTTCATCCAGTCCATCATGGTATTTACCAACTGTCTTGTGGATGATAACGCACTGAAACAGGTCAAAGAACTTGGGGCAATGTGCTTGAAATCTACAACCAACTTGCCCGCCTCCGTTTCGCAGATTGCAAACGAGCTTGACCAGCAGCAGAGCCAGACCTTGCTTGATTCCATGTTGAACGTGTACCGCAGCCTGACTGCTATGCCCAGTGCTACCGGCAGTGAGAACGCAACATCTGACAACGTGGGCGCAGTTATCGTCCGCAACGGCTGGAATCACACAGAAGCGAGGGCGCAGCAGTACGAGAATATGTTCAGGTTCTCGGAACGCCAAAGCCTGTCTGTAATGCTGAAAATCCTGCGTGATACGGCTGGTTCTAAGCTGATGGCAAGTGACATCAACATCAAACTGCCCCGCCGTCAGTACGATAACCAGCAGAGCAAGGTTCAGATTTTTGCACAGATGCTTAGTCAGACCATCGACCCGCAGTTGGCATTCACAACGCCCGGTCTGTTCCCTGACCCGCAGGCTGCTTACGAAATGAGCAAGCCCTTCCTGATTGCCGCTGGTAAGTTGGGCGAGGATGGCAAAGCTCCGAAACCGCAAATTGAAAAGCCAAAACAGGATGTTCCCGACATAAATGTCGGTAGCACGGAAACAGAAACAGAGGGCGAATAACCCTTTGCATATATCAGAACATTCAAAATCCACAAATAGGAAGGATGGATAGAAATGTTAGTTGAAATCGCAAAAATCAACCATGAAGAACGTACCGTTGTTTCTAGCTTAGATATTGCTGAAACATTCGGAAAAGAGCATCGCCGTGTTCTTCAAGACATTCGTGAAATCGGATGCTCCGAAGAATTTCGACTGCACAATTTCGTGCAGTCCTCTTATGAAAATTCGCAAGGAAAGCAACAGCCTATGTTTCTTGTGACAAGGGATGGATTCGTTCTCCTTGCGATGGGATACACTGGCGAATTGGCAATGCGATTTAAGGAAGCGTATATCAAGCAGTTTAACGCAATGGAAAGCGCATTGCGCGGAAAACTGATTGAACGCGAAAAAGGCATTGCTGTTCGGCAAGCTCTTACAAAGGCTTTGCAACAGTCCGCCGAAAATGAGCGGATGCACGGTCATGCGTACTCCACGTATACCAATGTCATTTACAAAGTTTTGTTTGGAATGAACGCTGCGCAGCTTCGTGAAAAATATCAAATCAAAGCGTCTGATAATTTGCGCGATTGCTTTACGCAAGAAGAACTTCGGGCAATTCAGTCTATGGAATGTTTGGTAAGTGGTCTTGTGGATTGCGGATGGGAATATACCGCAGTTAAAGACTTCATTGCCAAGACGAACGCACACAATCTGTTGTGTGCATAATTCAGAATCAATCCGCACTAGCGGGCTGATATATTCCGGCAGGGAAGCCGGGATATAAATTTCGCAGCGTTGCAGGGAAGCAACGGTAAAAAAACGCAGGAGGAAATTAACGATATGAAACTCAATGTGTTGCTTGGTGATGCCTACAAAGAGGGCATGACCGCCGATGAAATCATTTCTGCGCTGGAAAAGGTTGCAGACCCTAACGCAGAGGTCGAGAAGCTGCGCAACGCCGTGACGAAAGCCAACGGCGAAGCTGCCGAGTACAAGAAGCAGCTCAAAGCAAAGCGTACCGATGACGAGAACGCCGCACAGGAACAGGCTGACAAGCTGGCAGAAATGCAGAAGCAGATTGAAGCCCTGACTGCCGACAAAGAGAACCTCGTCAAGGAAAAGACCCTTGCATCTTACCGTGAGAAGTTCGTTGCGCAGGGTTATGACGCTGAACTGGCTGGCAAAGCTGCATCTGCACTGGCTGACGGCGACATGGACAAGGTGTTTAAGTTCCAGTCGGAGTTTATGACCGCCCATGACACCGCATACAAGGCTTCCCTGCTGAAGGATATGCCCACACCTCCGGGTGCGGATGGTAAGGGCAGCTCTGATAGTGAAGGCGTGGCGTTTGCCAAGAACCTTGCACAGCAGAATGCCAATGCTTCTAAGGCATCGAGTGACGCAATGAGTGCTTTCCATTAACAAGGAGGAAAACATGAAGTTTACCCGAAACACGGTCAACGGAATCAACGATACCATCCTTGCTTCCAATGACTACACTGCCATTCCTTTTACCGTGACCGAAACTGCTGCGGTTAAGGCTGGCTATCCCATGACGCTGGCTGGCAAGAAAGCTGTTGCTGCTGGCGAGACTGGTTCTAAGACCATTAATGCTGACGGCATCCTGCTGTATGACGTTGACCCGGCAGAGAACCCCAACGCTGCCCTGCTGATTCGTGGCGTTATCGACACTAAGAAGGCAGCAGCAAGTTCCAGCTTCACCTTTGACGCTGACGCAATCAAGGCACTCAAGACCGCCGTTCCTGGCATCTTCTGCCGGGACAACATCAGCGTGAACGCTTAATAGGAGGTAAAACAACATGGCACTGAATCTTAAGGAAGTCTTTGCCCCGGCTGCAATTGCCGCCTATTGGACGAATGACCCTACCAATGCGATGCCTTTCGCATCTGATGCGCTGTTCCCTGCAAAGAAGAAGGCCGGTCTTGACCTGAAGTGGCTGCGTGGTCACAAGGGCGTTGGCGTTTCCCTGATGCCCAGCGCATTTGATGCAAAGGCTACGTTCCGTACCCGCGAGGGCTTCAAGTTCGATGAGACCGAGATGCCGTTCTTCCGTGAGGGCTACCATCTGGGCGAGAAAGACCGTCAGGAAATTCTGCGTGTTCTGGACAGCAACGACCCTTACGCTCGTGACGTGATGAATCGCCTGTACGATGACACCGCCCAGCTTATCACCGGCGCACGCATCGTGCCTGAACGTATGATCTGGCAGCTGCTGGCTCCCGCCAATGGCGTTCCTGGCATCACCATCAAGGCAAACGGCGTGAACTATACCTACAACTACGACCCGGACGGCACTTGGAAGAACACCAATTTCAAGGAAGTCTCTGTTGCAAAGTCTAAGTGGAACGTGACCACAGCCACTCCCATTGCCGACCTGAACGCCGCAAAGGATGCTGTTCTGGCGAGCGTGGGCGAGGTCGTGACTGAGGTGTACATGAACACTACAACCTTCCGCAACATGATTGCTGCGGATGAGGTGAAGAACCGGTTCATGACCGTCACTGCAAAGGCAAACGCCGTTCTGCTGGATGCTGAAGCGCGGCAGATTATCGAATCCGCAACCGGTCTGAAGATTCATCTGTACGACAAGATGTTCAAGGCAGACCAGTACAGTGCAAGCGAGAAGTATCTGCCTGACGGCATGGTGGTTGTTACCCCTGCTGGCGCACTGGGCAATGTCTGGTACGGCACTACTCCCGAGGAAGCCGACCTGCTGTCCGGTCAGTCTGGCGCATCCGTGTCCATCGTGAACACAGGCGTTGCCATCACCACCGAGCTGACCGTTCACCCGGTCAACGCCAACGTCTATGCTTCTGAAATCGTCCTGCCGTCCTTTGAGCGCATGGACGCTGTGTACTGCATCAAGGCTTACTAAGGCGAAAGGAGAAAAGCAGCATGGGAGACCAGTATTCTGAAGCGGCAGTCAAGCTGGGGCAGTACATCGCTCCTGCACTTGACCGTGAAGTTACGGACGAGGACTACCCACTCTTCGACCTGCTGCTTGATTTCGCCAAAGACAAGATATTTGCACAGGGCTACCCCTTCGGTAACAGGCCTGACGAACTTCCCTTGCAGTATCAGTCGTTGCAGATACGCATTGCAGCGGAACTGTACAACCACATCGGAGCAAACGGACAGACAAGCTATACCAACAACGGTATCACTCGTGTGTGGGAATCGTCCGATGTGGCGCAGTCCCTGCTGAACGAAGTGGTTCCGAGAGTAGGTGTTATCGGCTGATGTTCAATGGTAGCCCGCTGGACAAGCGCCCGCTGTGGTATTCAAACCCTGTTGGGGAGAAAACGCCTGCTGTGGACGAATGGGGAAACGAAACCGGTGAAACATCGCAGACATGGAGCGACCCTGCAAAGCTGATGTTGAACGTCAGCCCGCCTACTGGTTCTGCGGAAGCAAGCCCTTTTGGGGCGTTCACGGATTACAGCTACGTGGTCAGTTCGCCCAGCAAAAAGCGCAACGCACCGCTTTATGAAGGCACGCACGTCTGGTTTCAGACGGACGTTTCAAAGCCCTTCAATTACATTGTGGTCAAGGTCGCAGAGCATATCACGGACACGTTGTATGCGCTGAAGGAGGTGGCTGCAAGTGAAAATTAAAGTGAGGTTGAGTGATGCCGGACTTCGTGATGCGGAACGTCAGATACAGGAATACAAAACCACCCTGAACCAAAAGGCGCAGGAGTTTGCAAGGGCACTAGCTCAAAAAGGCATTGACGTTGCAACGGTGCGGTTTGCTAACGCACAGTATGCTGGCGACAATGACGTAACAGTTGAACACGACCCGGTACAAACGCCAAATGGCTTTGCAATCGTAGCGTACGGAAAGGCAGTTGCGTTCATTGAGTTTGGTACTGGCGTATCTCATTCCGCTTATGGCGGCGAACTTCCTGCTGGTGTTGGCGAACACGGAACATACGGCAAAGGGAACGGACAGCACAAGCGTTGGTACTACTACGGCGAATCCGGCAACGCTGGCACCCCTGTTAAACAGGTGGATGGCAAAGGCCAGTTGAACTACACCAGCGGAAACGATGCAGCTATGGCTATGTGGGGAGCTGTTGAGGAAATGGCTTCTCAGGTAGAAGCAACGTGGAGGGAGGTCTGGAATAGTTGATTGATTATTTCAATTCTATCTTCACTGTTGTTGCTAAGGAATTGCGAAAGCAAGTCCCCGGCATCTTTGTTACCGGTGAAATCAACGACAGCAACGTCAAGAAGTTTCCGTGTGTACAGATAGAGGAAAACAGCAACCTCCCGGTTCATCGGGATTCTGCCAGTCACAGCAAGTATGCTGCCATTTCCCTGCGTGTGCGTGTCTATTCCAACAAAACCAGCGGACGCATTGCGGAAGCCCGCTCTATTGTGAGCATCGTGGATTCTGTGTTGGAACCGCTCAATTTCTATCGAAAATCGTTTGCCCCGTTGAATGGGCTGTACAACAATTCCGTCTATCGGATTGATTGCAGCTATGGGGCAACAATCGGAGAAGACGGAATGATTTACCGAAACTAAGGAGGTAAACATTCTATGAGTACTGCTATCTCCGGTCTGAATACCACCCTTTATTGCGGCGAGACCGCAAACGCACTGAAGCAGCTGTGCGACATTAAGGATGTACCCGACCTGATCTCCGACCCGAACCTTCTGGATGCGACCACTCTGTCTGATGGTATGCAGAAGCAGATTTTCGGCATCATTCAGGCTGACACCAAAGCCTTTACCGCCAACTACAACAAGGATGACTACAAGAAGGTCAAGGAAGCCGGTTACGATGAAACTTCGGAATCCAACGTAGACAAGTACTACGCCCTGAAGATGCAGGACGGTTCTGGCTTCACTTGGCAGGGTATGCATCAGGTTGGTCTGTCCGGCTTTGGCGTGGACGAGGTCGTGGAAATGACCATCAATTGCATTTTCCACTCCACCCCGATATTCAACGAGAAGCTGACGATCACTGGGATTGGCGGCTGAAAAACAATCTAATCATTCATCGTAGGCAGAACTGAACATTGGATTTGGTTCTGCCCCTATTTATAAAGGAGAGCATTTATTATGGCTGCTAAGGTTATCAACTTTCATTCCCCCGATGGCAAGAACACTTATGAGCTGACTTTCACCCGTGAGAGCGCAGAAGCTACGGAGCGCAACGGCTTCCAGATTTACGAGTTTTCCAACGGTATCAACCCTATCAAGAACACTTCTGCTCTGTTCTACGGCGCGTTCATCGCCCGCAACAAGGGCATCAAGCGAAAGCTGGTCGATGATATGCTTGCGCACATCGAAGACAAGGAAGGCCTGATGGCTGCCCTGATGGAGATGTACGCAGATTCTATCAAGGCTCTGGTCGCCACCGATGAAGAGGATAAGACCGCAAAAAACGCAACGTGGGAGATTGTGTAACCGCACAGTCTCAGGAATCGGACAGCAATACAGAGCCATTCTCTGTATCTAAGCTGTTCCACGATGTAGAAGCTTATTACATTTCCATTGGCATGACATATGACCAGTTCTGGCGTGATGATGTTTGGCTTGCAAAAGTCTATCGTGACGCGGAAGAACTACGCGCTCGCAGAGCCAATGTTGAAGCATGGAGAAACGGCTTTTACACAGCATCTGCACTTTCCTCTACGGTTGGCAATATGTTCCGCAAGAAAGGGTCTAGCCCAATCAAGTACATGGATAGACCGATTCCTCTTACCCAGAAAGAGCAGGACGAGTACGAATACCAACGCGCACTGGAAGCGCAGGAACGCATCAAGAAAGCAATGTTCTCCATGATGCATCAGAAGGATGGTGGTAGCAATGGCTGATGTTGATATTACAAGCTTATCCGTAGAAATCTCTGCGGAATCGCAAGGCGCAGAGCTTAACATCGACAAGCTCGCTACCGCCATTTCTAATTTGCGGACAAAGGGCAACGTTGGCAAAATTTGCGCAAGCCTTGATAAATTGTCCGGCTCTATTGCAGCGTTGAAGCAGGCATCTTCTGGCTTGTCCAGTCTGGACAAGGTCACAAGCTTCTTAAACGGCATTTCTTCCGTGAACACCACCGCTGGCGTAAAGGGCGTTAATTCTGTTGTAAACGCTATCAAGAAGATTCCGAACGCGGTATCTGCATTGAACGGCGTGGATTTCTATTCCATGTCTGGCAGTATTATGCAGTTGACAAATGCTCTTGCACCCCTGTCCATTTTGGACATTTCCGGCTTGAAATCGCTTGGCAGCGCGTTCAAGGCGATTGGTACTGTTCCCGACCTGACCGACAAGCTAAAAGCAGCTGACCTCGATTCTTTTGCAAGTTCTTGTCAGAAGATTTCCACAGCCCTTACTCCACTTGCATCCCAGCTTGAAACGGTGGGCAACTCCTTTGCAAAGCTGCCGCCGCAGTTGAGCAAAGTGGTCACGCAGGCAAACCGTGTGACTGCTGCCAACGAACGGCAGAAAAAAAGCTACGTGAGCCTTTCCAGTCAGCTGAACGGCTTCATGCGGTCTGCCGCAAAGCTGGTCTCGCTGAAAGCCATTGCAACCTATCTTGGCAACGCAGCGGAGAAGTTCAACAGCTACTATGAAGCCGCAAACCTGTTTGGCGTATCCATGAAGGGTCTGACCGGAGAAGCAAGCACGTTCATCAACAAGATGGAGACCCTGCTTGGCATCGACCCCACCGAAGCCATGAACAACATGGCAACAATTCAGGGTCTGACTACCTCGTTTGGTATGGCAAGCGATAAAGCGTATGTGCTGTCGAAAAACCTGACGCAGCTTGGCTACGACCTCGCTTCTTTGAAGAATATCCCTGTTGCGGAATCCTTTACGAAGATTCAGGCAGCTATCTCCGGCGAATTGGAACCGATTCGCCGTCTGGGTGTCGATATTTCTAACGCACGGTTGCAGCAGGAACTGCTTAATCTTGGCTATTCGCAGAGCGTTTCTACCCTGTCTCAGGCTGATAAGGCTGTTCTGCGGTACATTGCCATCATGAAGCAGACCACAGATGCACAGGGAGACTTCGCCCGCACTCTGTCCAGCCCTGCTAATATGATTCGCATTTTGCAGGCACAGCTGAACAGTCTGGCTCGTGCTGTTGGTTCTTTGCTCTACCCTGCCTTGAAATCCATTCTCCCGCCGCTGATCGCAGCCGTTGAGCTAGTCAAAGAACTAGTCACTGGCATTGCATCCATGATGGGCGTGAAGGTGGAGTTCCCCGATTTCAGCAGCGCAAGCGATGCTGTTGGTGGCGTCACGGATGCGATGGACAATACCACCAAAGCGACCGGCAAGGCTGCAAAGGCATTCAAGAACTACATCATGGGCTTTGATGAACTGAATGTCATTCAGAAGGACAATGGCTCTTCCGGTGGCTCTGGCTCTGGTGCTGGTGCTGCTGGCAACATCTTAGGTGATGTAGACTTGTCCGGCTATGATATGTTCAAAAACTACGTTGGCTCTTCCGTTGATGAAATCAAGGCAAAACTTGAAAAATTGCTTCCGCTTATCTCTGGAATTGCAGCCGGGTTTGCGACATGGGCAATTAGCAACTCAGTTCTTACCGCTCTTGAGAAAATCAAAGGTGAAGGGTCTTTGATTGAAGCAGTCTTGAAGCTTTGGAAGAACCCGATAATGGCAGCTGCGGTTGCCGTTGGCATTATCGTTGCAAGGTTTGTAAGCCTTTATCAGAATAGTGAGAAATTCCGAAAAGGTCTTGAGCGTGTAAGGGCGCTTGTCTACCTCGCGGCAGAAGGATTCAAACAGGGTTGGAACATATCACTTACCGATGGGAAACTCGGAGAATCCATTGAATACCTGAAAGAATCTCTTTCCAATCTTGGGCAATCTATCCTGAATTTGCTCCCTGAAAGCTGGCAGGAAGGAATCACTTCCGCGTTTGATTCCATTTCAAAAGTTGTGAAGAAGCTCGACCTTGACGTTTGGGATTTAGTTACAACGCTTGCTGGCATCGGACTTATCGTATCCGGTCATCCTGTTGCGGGTCTTGCTGTTATAGGATTTGAAGCTATTTCCGTAGCCGTTCGCGGGCTTGGAAGTGAAAACCAGAAAACTGCCTTTGGAATGGAAACTGACTGGTTCAATTCCTTTAAGGCTATTGGCGAAAGCGTTGCAAACTTTGCAGCTGCTGCCGTTACCGCGATTGGGAACATCATTAACGATATTGCAATCTTTGTTGGTTGGATTAAAAACGGAGTTTCCGAAACAGACCGCTTGGATTTGCAGATGAATGGCAACTTCATTGAAAACTTTGTGATGGGCATTGCCCAAACAATCCACAATATAGGCGTTTTTGTTGGTTGGATTACAAGTGGCGTTGATGAAGCTGACCGGTTGGCAATTGCAGCGAACGGAAATTTTGCAGAAAAGTTCATCCTTCTGATTGCTGACGTTATCAACGGAATTAAAGAAGCCGTAAAGTGGTTCGGAACCCTGATTGAAAAAATCTCGAAATTCAATCCTGTTAGCGTTGGCAAAAACATCATAGATGGCATCGCAAAAGGCATCGTTGGCAAAAAGAACGTTGCAAATGATGCTGTCAAGGTTGTAACAGACGGAATCCAAGAAGAAGCACAGACTGAACTCGGCATCCACTCCCCTTCCAAAGTTTTCAAGGGCTACGGTGGTTATATCGTAGAAGGTCTCGCCAATGGCATCTCCGCCGCCAAAGACCTTGCGGTGAACGCTATCCAGTCCGTGTCTGAAGCGGTAAAGACCATCGGTTCTCAGCTGGCGGATGACAACTACGGTCTGCGCAATGGCTCTATCAGCTTGTCTGTTGACGCAAGCGGTAAGTCCATGATGGAAACCGCAAACGCGCTGAAACGCACGATGCGCACCACTAACGACAGCTTTGGTGGTTGGTTCAAGAAGATGAAAACCGACTTGGGCGACTTCACAGATGGCATCAACGCTGTTACTAAGGCGGGCAAAGACATCTCCAACGGCTTCAAATCTTCTATTGACGCGCTTGCCGCTGCATCGAAGTCTATCCTGAACACGCATGATGGTTTTGTGAGCGCGGTCTCTGATATCCGGTCTTTTGTGAAAAAGAGCGTTGCAGAGATTGAAAACGAGTACCAGTACAACGGCTTCTTTGGTGCTGCTGGTCTTGCCATCCAAAAGGCGTTTGAGGGCGTGTATCTTGTTTTCAACAAGGTTTCCACTGCTATCAAGAACATATCCGACACTATTGACAGCGTGAAGAACGTTATCACCACCTTTAATAACCTGAAAACCAAAGTTGGCGAGGTCATCGACCAAGTTCCCGCTTTGAAACAGGCGTATGGTGGCCTGAAATCGTTCTTTAGTGACCTGTTCAACAAGGATAGCGGCATTGGCAAAATCGTGTCTGACGGCTTTGACTTCATCAAAACGAAAGCTGGAGACGTAGCAAACTGGTTTAAGGAAAAGCTCAACATTGGAAGTTCCGGCAGCTCTGCTGGTGGCGGTTCGTTAGGAGCTCTCGGAAGTACAGCGGCTTCTGGCGGCGCATTGTCGCATCTTGGTGCATACGGTGGAATAGGCGCTGGTGTTGGCCTTGGCCTTTCTGGTGGCATCCAGTGGTGGAAGGACATGATAGGCACTTGGGGTGATTCGGACAAGTCCGCAGGTACAAAAGTTCTTGAATCCATAAAACACACCCTTTGGGATTTGTCGCCTATTGGAGCACTCGTAAATCTTGGTAAAAAGATTTTTGGCTTTGCAAGTGGCGGTTTCCCCGATGCCGGGCAGCTGTTCATCGCCAGAGAAGCCGGTGCAGAGATGGTCGGCTCTATGGGCGGGCACACAGCAGTTGCAAACAATGACCAAATCGTTGAGGGCATCCGCGAAGGTGTTGAAGCTGCAATGGAGCGTCAGAACCAGCTCCTGCGCCGTCAGAACGAGCTGTTGCAGGCTCTGCTTGAGAAGGAAGGGAGCGCAGAGATCAACGTGTCCAGCTTCTATCAGGCAGTGAACAGAACGAACCAGCGCAACGGCAAAACAATTATCCCGGTAGGTACTTAAAGGAGGGGCATTTATGGACTACGACCAGTACAATCCGATTCGGAGCGTGGATGGGCAGTATCTTAAATGCCCCTCTTCTTATCAGTGGCGGTTACAGGACATTTCGGCATCCGATGCCGGACGCACAGAGGATAACAAGATGGACAAGAAACGTCTTGGACAGTGCGTCAAGCTGGAACTGGAATGGAAGTACACCACGATAAAAGAAGCTGCTGCTATCCTGAAAGCGTTCAACCCGGAATACATCAACGTTACCTATCTTGATGCAATGGCTGGCGATTGGAAAACCAGCGAGTTCTACGTTGGCGACCGTGCTGTTCCGATGTATAATTCGCGGATGAATCGCTGGGAAGGGATATCTTTTAACATCATCGAAAGGGCTGCACACTGATGGTCAATGTATCGCAAGATATCATAAAATCCTTCAATGAGGGCAACAAACAGACTGCCCTTATTGAGGTTACTGCTGGCAGCAAGACGTTTACCATCACCGATGCAGATATCATTCAGGGCGGGTTGAAGATTGACCGGTACTGCGTGACCAACAGCAAAATTGAGGTCGGCTCTGCGGTTGCATCTGAACTGTCCTTGAAACTGCGAAACTATGATGGCAAGTTCAACGATGTTTCCTTTGAGGGCGCTGTCCTGAACGTCAAAATCGGCATCAAACTGTCCAGCGTTCTTGAGAGTGCAACGCTAGGCAAGGGCATTCTAAGACGCATGATTCTTGGCTCTGCGTCCTCTGACCAAGACGTTGCGTATGTTCCCTGCGGTCTTTTTATCGTGGACACCCCGCCCCGCAAACTGAGCACAATAAGCATCTCTGCGCTGGACTACATGGTCTTGTTTGACCGCGAGGTGAACGCTTCTGCACTCTCCTTCCCTATCCACGTTGATGCGCTTATCCAGAAAATTTGCTCCATTTGCAACGTCACGCTTGCAACGGATGTTTCGGTGCTGCCGAACCACTATTTTAGCATCGGCGGTCTGCCTGATACAAACCAGACTTTGACCTACCGCCAGCTTTTGCAATGGTGTGCGCAGCTTACAGGCACTTGCGCATTCATGGATGGCAGCGGACGGCTTGTGCTGAAATGGTACGAGCAGACTGGTGTGACCATCACCGCAAGTGAGCGTTATTCCAGCGATATGTTGGAGAACGACATCACCATTACAGGTTTTACCTGTGACGATGGCAACGGCAACACCTACCTGTCCGGCACAGCAGATTATACGCTTGACCTGAGTGACTGCGGCTTCCTGACCAACGCCTACGAGGGTGTTTTGAAGGAATTGCAAACCGCACGCGGCGGGTTTGCTTACCGTCCATACAGCGCCACCATCAAGTCTGCACCGTATCTGTTTCCGCTGGACATGATACGCTACAAGGACAAAGACGGCGTTGTACATGATACCATTGTCACCAACGTTACGCTGGCTCTGAACTGCAACACAGCGATTTCCGGTGCGGGCGAGACGGTCACAAGTTTTTCTTACGCGCAGTCCACAAGCGGCGTTACGAGCCAACAGGCTGCGACCGACAGAGCGAACCTTGAAAAGATAAACCAGACTGCTACGCAGACTAACCAGAACAAGCAGGACTTGACGCAGTTCAAGACACAGTATTCTTCTGATTTCAAAAAGACGCAAGCTGAAATTGAATCCCGCGTCACGAAGGAAACGTACCAGACTGACATGGCTGGCGTTTCTACGCGCATCGGTGCAGCGGAAACAAAGATTTCTCAGAACGCTGATGCTATTATTCTTCGTGCAACAAAAGAAGAGCTTTATAGCATGATAACGTTTACTCCTGAAAATGGGTTGGTCGTCACTCGTAGCGACTGGGAAGGCAAAGTTCAAATCACCGGTCAAAACGTACAAGTCGTTCGCGGAAACAATAAAGTTATTATAAACAACAATGGCATAGACATAACGAATGCCTATGGAAGTGTTTCTATATACAGCGGTGGCATATCTTTTCACGGCATTCGCAACAGTAAGATTTTTGAATGGCCTTATGAAAAAGATTCTTATGGCAACCCGATAGGCGAATTCGCTGCGCAAACTACAAAAATCGATCTTTCGTCCTACTCGTCTGTAATGCTGGTCTATGACACGCATAAAGATGGAACATGGTTTTCAGGTGGCGGCGGTGCTGGTAGACTTACGGTCGTTCTTCCTGTTAATGGGCAAACGTACTCTTATGCTTATCCGTGGAATACGGTACACTGGCGAAAGGTAACAGTATCATATAATGGTATCACTTTTGGAAATGGAAACGAGAGAACGTCCGACTATAAAAATAACGTTATAACTGGCGTGATACATTTGGAAGTTCCTATTTCTGATGGTGTTAATAAAAACGATAAGGTTTGCCGCCCGTTGGAACTATACGGTTTTATGTGAGGTGGATATCATGGAACATTTCAAGTTCAAGTGCAAAGTCGGATTGGATGGTCGATTGTATGGCGGCGGGTGGTGCCACGAAAGCGTTATTCCAAACCCTCTTCCGCCCGATGAGATTCTGTTTGATGACTTGTCAGGAATGACAGAAGGGTTTTATACAGCTTATTTGTGGGATGGAATCAACTTGATATACAGTCCCGTACCAAAAGTCGATGAGCCTGTTGATACTGAAACAGAAACGGCTTTTACGAAAACCAACGAAAATGAAGAGGAGGTGACATATCAATGAGCTATCAGAAGCAGAACTTTGCAAACGGCGAAGTGCTTACCGCTTCGCAGCTGAATCACATGGAGGACGGTATTGCAAAAGCTAATGAAAATACGAATTCTGGCTCCGGCCTGAGCGAGACCAGCAAGACCCTGCTGCTGTCCCTTTTGGAAAACGCCGCCTACACCAGCCCCTCCATGCAGGTGCAGCTGAACGCCTTGCGCACCGAGTGGAGCAGCGGCGGTGGCAGCGGTGGCAGTGACAAGATTCCGGTGCAGAGCATCAGCCTGAGCAGCAGCGCCCTGACCCTGAACGAGGGCGAGAGCAAGACCCTGACCGTTACCGTGCTGCCTGCGGATGCCACCTATGGCGAGCTTGTTCTTAACTTTAGTCCGGGAAGTTTCGTTTCTAATTCAGGCGTACCTGTTAAGCTATCTAAAAATGTGTACAGATACACTTTGAAAGCTTTAAAGGCGGGCACTTGCACGGTGACCGCCACCGCAGGCGGCAAGAGCGCCAGCTGCACCGTGACGGTGGAAGCAGCCGAGACGGCACAGCTGATCTACACCCTGCCCGCCGAAACGGAGCTGACCAACGGCTTTGACACCGGCCTGAAGCTGCTGGAGCACGCATCCACCGAGTCGCCGCAGTATACCATTCTGGTGGACGCAAAGGCGGGGGACAACTTTGACGCAAGCACATGGCCTGCTTTCCTGCACTGCCTGACCGAGACCGGCAGCACCGCCAACCTGCCCGGCTTCAACTCCACCAGCAGTCCGCTGAATAATAAGACGGAGTTCGCCTACTACAACTACGGCGGCGTTACCCTGTCGGACAGCATCGAGCACCTCAAGACCCGCACGCGGTATGTGGTGCAGCTCGACGGTAACAAATATCGCGGCGGCAGCACCTACTGCCCGATGACTGAATGGCTGACCAGCAACGGCACGATCACCGATGTGCCCCAGACCTTCCTGATCGGTGCGGCACAGAGCGCGGACGGCAGCAAAAAGCAGCAGTTCTGGTTGGGCACGCTGTATCAGTGCAAGGTGTACAAGGGGCTGCTGAGCGATGAAAAGGTGAACGAGTACATCGAAAAGGGGTGGTAAAATGGAAGGATACAGTATCAGCGGCCAGATCATCAGCCCGCTGGCGGGAAAAGCACTGTACATTGCAGGCGACAGCATCGCCTACGGTGCAAGCTGTGCGGGCGGCTACGGCAAGTGCATTGCAGATAAATATGGCATGACGGTGACCAATGAAGCCGTGAACGGCGCAACGCTGGCCCCGAACATTACCGACAACGTAAACGGCGGTATCCGCACCTGTATCAGCACGGTTGTGACAAGCTCCACGGCGCTTGCAAAGGCAGACTATATCCTGCTGGAGGGCGGCGTGAATGATGCGTGGAACAAGGCCCCTGTGGGCACCTTGACGGATGGCTTTGCTGCTGCCTACGATGAAACGACCATGACCGGCGCACTGGAAAAAATGCTGGAGTATCTGGCGAAAAACTACAGCGACAAGCGCGTGGCCTATGTATTCCCGCACGGCGGTCTGTTCGGCAGCAGTGAAAACTGGTACAAGACATACAAACCCGCCATTCTTGCAGCGCTGAAAAAGTGGGGTGTACCCTACGTGGACATTGCAGAAAGCACCCCGCCCATGGGCGGCCACGGCATCAGCGGGCTGAGCGGCAAGTACACCGGCGATGGCACACACCCCAACAAAGCAGGCTACGAGCGGTTTTACATGGAGCCCATCGCTGCGCTGCTGAAGCGTATGTAAAGAAAAGAAAGGACTGATATCATGCTCCCTATCATGGACGTTTCCCGCTGGCAGGGTAACATCGACTGGGACAAGGTCAAGGCAAGCGGCCTTGTCTCCGGCGTGATGCTGCGGGCGCTGGGCAACAGCGCGGAAGACGCGCCCAGCAAGCCGTACATCGACCCCACCTTTGAGCGCAATTACCGCGAATGCCAGCGGCTGGGTATCCCCTGCGGCGTGTATTACTATTGCAAGGCGGTCAACACGGCAGAGGCTGACGCAGAGCTTGCCCTGTTGCGCAAGGTGCTGACCGGCAAGACAGTGCAGCTGCCGGTGGCGGTAGACATTGAGGACAAGTATGTGCAAGCACCGCTCGACAAGCAGACCCTGACGGACATTGCAGCCCATGCGCTGGGCACGGTAGAGCGTTGGGGCTTTTACGCCATGCTCTACACCGGGCTGTACTTTGGCCGTGATAACCTGTACATGACCGGCGCGGCGATGAAAAAGTATGACGTGTGGCTTGCCGCCTACCGCAGCAAAAAGCCTGAACCGGGCTGGCCGTTCGGCTTGTGGCAGTACACCAGCAAGGGCAAGATTCCCGGTGTTGTGGACGCGATACCGGGCAAGATTTCCGGCGTGGACTTGTCTGTGCCCTACAAGGACTACGCTAAAATCATTGCAAAGAAGGGTTTGACCCGTCTTCGGGAGGGCGCATGAGCGAAGCAATCATCGTGGCAATCATCACCGGCGGGGTGAGCCTGATCGGCGTGATCGTCTCCAACAACCGCACCGCACAGAGCATGGACGCCAAGCTGGACAAGCAGCAGGCTGTCACCGAAACCAAGCTGGAAGAGCTGACCCGCGAAGTCCGGGCGCACAACAACTTTGCCCAGCGCGTTCCAGTGCTGGAAGAACAAATCAAAGTGGCAAACCACCGCATCGAAGATCTCGAAAAAGAGAGAGGAGAGTAACACATGGAAACCATTCTTAACACCATTCTCACCCCGCTGCCCGCGTGGCTGGCGCTGGTGCTCATCGTTGTGGGCACTGTATCGCTTGCACTGGGGCTTATCCGTCTTGGCTACGGCGCAGCGGTCAAGACGCTGGTGCTTGACCTCATCGACCAAGCAGAGCGTGAGATTCAGGGCACCAAGCGCGGCGCAGAGCGCAAGGCGTGGTGCGTCAAGATGCTGCGCCACTATCTGAACAACAGCCGGTGGGGCAAGCTGGTCAGCTGGGCTATCACCGAAGAGACCATGAGCAAGGCCGTTCAGTTTTTCTTTGACCGGGCACGAGCGGCACTGCAAAAGCAGTAAGGAGGATATCATGGCAAGCACTACATACGAGCATCCCGGTGACGTCACCGAGATGTACGCCGCACAAGAACAATTTCGGCACATCACGAAAATGGTTGAGTTATGCAAAATCTGCGTATTCGATTTGAAATATTGGTTAAAATCGGCCATTTTCACGAATGAGTTCAACTTTTCAAGCCCGAAAAGTTCAATTCATCACCATTTTGCCGTCATTGGCAATATGGTGCGCAACGCCGGACAGCTGCCGCAGCCTTTCTGGCTCGGTGCTGCCCGTGGCGGCGGCTCGCGTAGTGCTGCCCCCTGCGCTGCAAAGCCTTGACCGACAGAGGATGATCGCCGCCATCAAAAGCGCACCGCTTGGGAGGGTAGACCGTAAGATAGCCTTACTGCGGTACGTTGAGCGGCTCCCACTGCCGGATATTGCAGCGCAGACACATTACAGCCGGACAGCGGTAGGCTACCGGCTGAAAGTTATTGATGAAAAGCTAGACGAAAGGAGCTCACCGTGAACCTCGAAAATGTTCCGACCGCCAATCTTATTACAGAGCTTCGCAAACGCGAGGGCGTGGAAACGACTGTTGTCGAGCCCTATCAGGACGCAGCGGTCAGCGTCAACGGCCCCGCACTGGTTCTTGTCGTAACAGATTGATTGTGGTAAAATAACATCAACAAATCCACCCGGCCTCTCGAAGAAGCACAAGAGGGCGGATATCTGAAATCCCCTGCTTTGCCGAAGTCCTGCGTGCCACGCGGGGTACGTTGTAGGCAAAGTGGGGGATTTTGTTTTATTCGCACTAGTTTTGTCGAAACCCTTGCCTTGCAAGCCGAAACGTGATATTTTAGTTTTGCTTCCAATGCGAAGTCCTTTAATAGTTAAGCGCTCATGCGGATTTTTCCGTGTGGGCGCTTTTCTTTTTTGTCCTTCGTTGTGCGTTCGTTGTCTCTCGTTTTCTGCCGATGCGGTACACTGGGAGCATCAGGAGGGATGTTTTATGAGCTATTACCAGATACCCGGAACGCCCTACGTTCCGCAGCAGCCTGTCAATCCTTACGGCGGCATGGGCACGGTAGGTCTTGCCACTTCCCTGCCAAATACGCAGATGCAGCAGCCACAGCCGCAGCGTCCGCAGCCGATGAATGGGCAGCAGCCTGTTCAGCAGTCGGCACAGGACGGAGGTTGGTTACTCGGCAGACCTGTTTCCAGCAGAGAGGAATTTCTGGCAATACCGTCTGACCTATACGGCAGACCGACCTACTGCCCGGACTTGCGCAGCGGCGTGATCTACTGCAAGCGGCTCAACCCGGATACCTGTGAATCCTATGTGCAGGAGTTCTACAGCCCGGAAGCATGGCGGCAGATGCAGGCGCAGCAGGCACAGCAAACCGCTGCACCGACACAGCAGTATGTGCCTATTGAGCAGTACAACGCCCTTGTCCATCGGCTGGATGAACTGGAAAAGTGGCAGAAGAGCTTTTCGAAGCCCGCCGCCACAGCGAAGAAAGGAGAATAAGCGATGCCCTCTCCGTTTGATATGATTACTCACAGCCCTATTATGCAACTTGCAAATCTAGCTCGTGCCGGACAAAACCCGATGGGGCTTATCCAGCAGCTGGGCGGGCAGAGCGCACCCATCATGCAGGGCTTGAACCTGATTCAGGGCAAGAACGAAGCACAGCTCCGAACGATGGCGCAGAACCTCGCCAAAGAGCGGGGCATCGACCTGAACCAGCTGGCAAGCGTCTTGAACCTGACGCTGCCCCGGTAAAGCATCCCTCTAAGCGAAACGCTTCTCAGTTTTGCGGACTTGATAAAAACCGCTTTTATCTGGCTTCGCCCATCGCATACGGCGGTGGGATAGCATAACGCAAAACTGAAAGGAGTTTTGTTATGGACGATTTTGCAACTGGCTATCTGGCTGGGCAGGACGGCGGCAATAACAACGGCGGATTCTTCGGCAACGAAGGTCTGTGGGCGGTTATCATCCTCGCCATCATCTTCGGCTGGGGCACAAACGGCTACGGCAGGAACGGCGGTGACAACGGCATGAACAGCTACATCCCCTATCTGGTCGGCACTGGCGCAACTGGTCAGGGCGGTGCAGATACTCGTGCGGCTCTGTCTGAGGGCTTCTACCAGCAGGACACTTCCCGTTCTCTGGCGGGCATCCAGAGCGGCATCTGCTCTCTTGGCTATGACCAGCTCGCACAGATGAACACCCTCAACGCTACCGTTGCGGGCGGCTTTGCTGGTACTAATCAGGCGATCTGTCAGCTCGGCTACCAGAACGCACAGCTCGTGAACGGTCTGGAACGTAGCGTGTCCAACGGCGACAACGCCATCAGCCTTGCTATCATGCAGGAGGGCAACGCACGTCAGGCGGGTCAGACCGCTATCCAGACGCAGCTTGCGTCTTGCGGCTGCGAGAACAAGCAGCTGATCGGCGACCTGAAGTACACCATTGCACAGCAGGACTGCGCTACCCGTCAGGCTATTGCAGACAACGCTCGTGCCATCGTGGACAACTGCAACGCCAACTTCCGCAGCATGATGGACTACTTCACGCAGGATAAGATTGCCACTCTGACCGCCGAGAACCAGAGCCTGAAGTTCGCCGCTTCTCAGGATCGTCAGAATGCACTTCTGACCACCGTGATGTCCCAGCAGACCGATACCATCCTGAACCGGGTCAATCCTCGTCCGATGCCCGCTTATCAGGTGGCAAACCCTAACATGGGCGTGAACTGCTGCGGCTGTTGCTAACCTACACACTCCCCGATAACACCGGGTGAACCATCGGGGCAGGGGTAAGACACCTCTGCCCCTGATTTTTTAGGAGGAAAATACTATGGTTTGCAAAACAAGCTGCAAACTCTGCCCGCACTTGGTCATCAGTCAGGCAGTCACGTTTGCCAATGACACGCTGACCATCAACATCCCTGCTGGCGCATACCAGAACGGCGAAAAGTATTGCATTGTCGTTGCTCAGAGTTTGCCGGACACGACTACCATCAACGCACCTGTGGTCATTACCATTGGAGCAGGCACGACCGCATACCCTCTTACCGACTGCAACTGCGCTCAGGCAACCGCCGAGAGCATCCACACCCGCACCCGCTACGCTACCCGCGTTGCAACGTCTGCGACCGGCACCGGCACGTTCAAATATCTGGGCTGCTTCTGCCGCTCTCACGCTGGTGCGCCTGCGTCCATTTCTTAAGGAGGTATAGATTATGGGCAAGACTAATTTTCGCCGCATGATGATGCTCCGTGACCACGACAAAGACCGTGAGCCGGAACGTGACCGCCTTGAGGAAGAGCGCGACCGCAGGGAGCGTGAGCTGGAACGCCGTCTGCGCAAGCTGGAAGATGGCAACGACCGCTATCCTTACTATCCGCAGGAGGAGAACCGCTACATCGACCCCTACCCTATCCCCCGCTACCCTGACGTAGAGTACGGGCGCAAGATGCCGCAGATTGGCTTCTCGCAGAACGGAGACTGGGACAAGCGGTCTGGGCAGTATGAGCATGGCGGTGCGGGCAGCCGTTCCATCAAGATGCCACGCAAGCACCTCACCCATGATGAAGCGGAGGAATGGTGTGACAGCATGGTGAACGCTGACGGCACGAAAGGCTGTCACTGGACGCTGGAACAGACACAGGACGTTGCCAAACAGCGGAATATCACCTGTGACCCGAACGATTTCTGGGCTGTCATGAACATGATGTACTCGGATTATTGTCAGGTTGCAAAGCGTCAGTCCGTTGACACTCCGGGCTTCTACGCTGACATGGCAAAGGCGTTCCTTGATGACGCAGATGCCGCAGATGGCAAGGCGTATCTCTACTGGGATTGCATTGCTGATAAGTAAAACAGAACCCCTGTGTAGTTTTTAACGGCTACACAGGGGTTCTGTTTAATCTTGGAAATATTTCAAAAAAGTACAATATTCTCCGTCATTTATCATTAGAATTTTCTCGTTTCCTAAACTTTCTATCATTTCTTTAGTTATTTTACAAAAGCGATTTCCATATTCAGACTTTCGCTTTTCGATTTCGCTTTCTTCAATAATCGCAATACTATCTTTATATTCTTCCATAAAGTCCTCGTTAAGATATAGTTCTTACGCCGTTATTTTTTATTTTGTTTATATCCGCATAAATCGTAACAGTATCTCCGTTTACTATTCGCCTGTTTTCCCATTTTATTTTAGGAGTGCTTCCATCCGATTTCGCTATTTTTACGGTTCCTTTAATTGTAATGTACTGCCCATTTATTAAAACTGTACACATTTCATAATTTTCAGCTGGAATATTTGAAACGACAGTCGATGTATAGGCATATATTCCCGGTTCGATTTCCTGTAAATCATAATTTGATACGATAGGATGGGACGAATTGTATTCTACGTTTGCTATCATTAGAACAACGCCAAGTATTGTTAAAACAATCCCTGCAACAGCCATTATTATATATTCTTTTTCCCCCCCTCGTTGTCAAATGGCCCCGCAAAAAAAGAACTCACGCAAATAAGCATCCCTATAAAGCATATTCCTGCAAAAACATATATTAGCACTTTTTATCAGGGATCAAGATCTACGTGACCCCGGCGGCACAAGAATGGGATGGCAGGAGCGATTTGACACATACACAACTCCGG